ACATAAAATAATTTACAAGGGAGGAAAAATGAGTGTTGGATGTGATATCGGGACTTGTTTTTTGGTTTCAGCAAAACCAGATGTAAACAACTCGATTAAACTTAAGTCGATACGAGACGCTTTTCTTGATCTTGATAATGAAGCACAAGTCAAGAACATGCTAAAGCTTTCAAAGACTGATTTTATTGAAGCTGGAGAAAAGATATATGTGATTGGAGATCCAGCAGTCGTCCTTGCAAATATCTTTCGTAAAGAAGCCCGAAGGCCTATGTCCCGTGGGGTAATTGCTCCAGGAGAATTGGAAGCAGAGAAAGTACTGTTGGTTCTTCTTGAAACCATTCTTGGTAGGTCCCAGTCCCAGGTGCCCGAAGTTTGTTTTTATTCAGTGCCAGCAGCAGCCACTGACATGGAAATGGACGTTATTTATCATAGTGCAATGTTCTCAAAACTTATAGGGCAGTTAGGATATAAACCAGTATCTTTGAATGAAGCAGCAGCAATTGCTTACAGTAATGCTGCCCCTGAAAATTTTTCCGCTTTGGCTTTGTCTTTTGGAGCCGGCATGGTCAACGTATGCCTTATGTACCAGACGATTATTGGGATGGCCTTTTCTGTTGCCCGTTCTGGGGATTGGATTGATATGAGCGCTGCCAAATCCACGGGTACAACGGCTTCTCGTATTCAGTCAATTAAAGAGAAGGGCATAGATTTAATGGATCCGTCCAAGGGTGATCCCAAAACAGTTCGGGAACGGGAAGCCATCGTTGTTTATTATAAATCGCTCATTCTCTATGCTTTGGATTCGGTTAGGCAGGAATTTTTGAAGAAGCAGGGAACGATTGATTTGCCGACGGCTGTCCCAATCATCTTGTCTGGTGGTACGGCTTTGCCAAATAATTTCTTGGAATTTTTCAAGATGGCCTTTGAATCTGTAAGGGATAAGTTCCCTATACCTATTTCTGAAATTAGACTTGCCAGTGATCCTTTGAATGCAGTCGCCCAAGGTCTTTTGGTGGCTGCTCTCAATTATGATGAGGCACATAGATAATGTATCAGAATTTAATGTATGGAGTAAAGCGTCGGATACTCAGAGAGGTTGAAGAAGCCTTTCTGAACCATCCAGCCTTTTCCGAAAAGGTTATTGTTAAGAATAAATTCCCTTATGAAGAAAGGCCTCAGTATGGGGTGATTCTTCGTAACACGTCCGCATCCCTCATGAGAATGTCGGCTGATAATTACATGGCTGATCTCAAATCCCACGTCCGCCTGGCAACCGACAAGAATAATCCTGGGGTAGCTATTGAATGGGTACGGGAAAATACGAATGATATCACGAAATATATCGAGAATGAAGACGTTTCCAGTCAGGTAGATCCTACTAACCGCCTATTCTATACGGCACATCCTATCGTTAGTGGTCCGGCGGAAACTGAGTATGCAGTAAGTTCAGGGCAGATTGTGGTTACTGTCAATAATCTTGTTGCACAGGTGGAGTCTGTTGATGGGAAAAAAGGGCAGTTTATTCTTTCAGGGTGCCCTTCTTCAGGGTCACTAATTAAGGTTTCTTATTGGTATAGGACGATTGCTCCTCCTGGGTTGTATTATGTTGACTTCACGGAAGATACTGAATTCTATATTGATCCGGCCTATGTCATTAACAAAGAAGTTCTTTTTGAGAAGACTACAGGGTTGGAGACTACGGTATCGTTAGCTCATGGTACTATAGTCCCAACGTCAGAAGAAATCATAATGAAATATGCAAATAGTGAATCGGTAATCATTCTGGTTCCAGGTACGGATTACACCATTAATAACGTTAATGGAGAAATTTCTTTTCAGCATCCAATAGAATCCGGGTATCAGATGTTGGCAGATTATCGATACAGGCCTTTTGCTGATCCTTTGGGTCCTTTTAAGATTGAGGAATACCAGGAAAATCATGATGCAATCAAGGGTGTGGTTCTTTGTGTAGGCAGAAGGGCTAAAAAGGGGGACCGTCAGGTAATAGTGGTTACAGAGTTTCGGGAGTCTCAGGCATCGATTTATGGAGGCCATTGGGATATGGCTATATCTCTTGGGGTAATTTCCAGGGATGCCAGACAGATGGAGGAGATGACGGATCAAGTGGTGAATTGGTTGTGGGCAGTACGTAAGAATCTTATGGAATTTGAAGGGATTACGCTTAGCAGGATAGAGCCTACAGGGGAGTCAGAGGAGACGTTTATTGAATCGACAGGTGATCTTTATTATGAATCCTCAGTAGATCTTAGTGTTATGACTGAATGGCAACAGTTTGTGCCTCATATGTACATTCTGAAGCATTTTTCTATGGATACCGGTTTAGTTACCGACACAAGACCCGTAATTAAATATCCTGCAGTAGGTTACGAGAGAGTTTTGTGATAAAGATGTTTAATAGTCTTCTAATACATAGAAACTAATGATGGGGGTTTGTAGCTGCCCCTAAAAACCGGAGTGAGCGTATGCCAATATATGAATACAAATGTGGATCCTGTGGACTTAGGTTTGAAGAGCTTAAAAGCATAAAGGATGCCTCTGCTGACGTGATGCCTTGTCGGAGTTGTGGTTCGGAGTCTCGCCGTAAAGTGAGTGCTTTCTCCCATACGATTTCAGGGGGGAGTTCTAACGAAACAATTGATATGCAGGTAGGGCGGGAAGCGAACAAACGATGGCAGAATTATCACGACAATCAAACAAAAAGGCGTGGAGACAAGCAACTTCAAAGTTTTGACCTTCCTAAAACCAAAGATGGTAAGTATATGCCTGTCATGGGTTTAGGTAGTAAAAAAGAGGTTGCTGATAGAAAAGAATATGTAGGAGCGCTTCAGGAGCATCAGAAACAACTATCTGAGAAAGGCCTTTCACAATTTACTGAAAAAGGAGCATTTTAAGGGACCTCCGTAATTTTTCAAGATACCAGATAACAAATAAGATTTAATCAAATCCAAATGAGATAACAATAAGATATGAGAAAAACCTGGTAACAAAAACAATTCACGGAGGTTATTATGGCAATAGGACCTTTTGACAGTTTTACTTTTCCGGGCGTTTATACTAAGACGCTCAATGAGCCCCCACGAGTTAGTGCTGCTGGTTCTCTTCGTTTCCCCGCCTTTATTGGTGTGGGTGACGAAGTTATCCCTGTCACTGCCTGGGAAATGATCCGTGGCTCCAGCGCAATGGCCGATAACAAGATTACTAAAGAAGATGTCTCTTCCCAGGTTACGGGAACGAATCGCAATTTCCAAGTTACTTTCTATCCTATCACCACGGGTGCAGGGACTGGGACTCCAGCTACAGATCCTCGTGCAGTTACAGCCTATGTTAATGGTGACTCGGTTCCGGTAGCATCTATTGATGCGGAAACAGGAACTGTTTATCTCATGTCATTTCCGGCTGCTGGGGATGTCGTTGAGATGACGTATTATTTCAAAAGGAAAGACACTTGGTATCAGAATGAAGATCTCAGTATCCAGGCTGACGGTGTCAACAAAATTTTCAAGGTTGAGAATGTCCCTATCGTTGATGGTACCGACGGTGGTATTACAACGACTGATCCTGGCAAAGTTCTTGTTAAGGTAAACGGTACGCCGGTTACTGTTTCGGCTGTTGATGGAGATTCTGGACAGATAGCTCTTGCTACTGCTCCGGCATCTGGTGCCACGGTTACGGTTACTTATTTTAGCAATGATTATCAGGATACCTATGATATCCTTCCTTCTGACCATGTTAATTCGATCACGAAGATTGGCTACAGTGCAACATCTCAGGATTTCGTCAACACTGTTGATTATGTCCTGGATACTACGGGTGCTTTCAATACGGTTAACTGGGGAAATTCCTACAAACTGGCTTATGGTTCCCACACATCTGGCGCGACCTATCTGTATAGCCAGGTTTCTGGAACTCTCTTTGACAACCGTATTTTCCGTCGTCAGGCCAGTGGAACATCGGATGGTACGAACGTAAATTTTGCTCTTAACTATGTTCCTACAAAAGGAACCGGTCAGGGCAAGCCCACAGATAATCCTGATTTGATCACTGCTTATGTTGGGACAAGCCCGACAAGTGCTACAGTGGCTCAGGTTACAGAACTTTCGGCAGCCAATAAGGTTTTGAAGCTTAAGGTTCCACCGACAACCGGTCAGAAAGTCTATGTTACCCAATACCACAACCAGCTTCCTGATGATAACTGGACACTTACCAGTGTTCTTGCAGGAGCTTCGGGTGTTGGTACCTATTCAATCTCTGGTGCGAATTCAGGGGACGCTTACAATATCGTCTGGTCAACAAGTGATACGACTGTTGCTGATCCTGATTTTGCAACGGAAAACGTTACGTATCCGAATGGAACCGGGACTGGTAACAGTGATGCACAGGTGATGCCTGGTTATGGCGTTGCTGAAACTGTTTTTCTGACTTTTATTGATTCCACTCGGTATAATGTGACTTCTGATAATCCCAGTGGTACGGGAACCGCCGGAGATAATACCGGTTACTTGAATCAGACGTACATTGACAATAAGACCGGTTTCCGGGTTACTGTCAATCAAGGTTCAACGGTGACCTATCAGACTGGGGATAAGATTGGTTATATCTCTTCAGCAACTATTCTTTCTGGTGCAATTCCGACCCGTGCAATTCCTGGTATCCGCGTTTTTGTAACGGATACGGAAGGGGTTAATGCGGGTGATACAGGATTGCTCAATACCTACAATAAGAGTGGTGCCGAGCCCAATATCGGAGATTTCTATTATGTGTCCTACCTGGACAATAAGGAATTCGATGATAATGGTATTCTTGCTCCAGTATTTGTGACACTGGAAAAGGATGCGATTGCCTATTCCGGTCCTCTCACGATCAATAACAAGCTGGGCCTTGCCGCTCATCTTGCGTTCCTTAATGGAGCACCTGCCATGGCCCTTATGCAGCTTAAGAAGGCCGTTGGCGGTACCGATGCAGGTGATTCGGCTTATATTACGGGTATTGATTATTTCAATGCACCGATGACCAATGGTCTGCGTCCGTCTCTAATGGAACCGGTGACGACTTCTCGATCGATTCTGGCTTATTTGAAGACCAGCAATACGATCCAGTCGTCAATCCGTTATCAGAATGAGCGTATGACTTATTTCGGTTTTGCGAATAACACGACACCGTCAGCAGCGATGGTTTATGCTCAGTCAATGAACAATGAGCGTATGGTAGCCATTTACCCTGATGGTGGTATAGTGACGCTGACTGATGAGCTTGGTAACAATGTGGATTACATTGTTGGTGGAGATCTTTTGGCTGCGGCGATCTGCGGTCGGGATACTTCACCGGCATATGATGTTGCTGAGCCTCTCTTGCGTAAGCCGGTTGTAGGGTTTACACGGTTGTTCCGCAGAATGGATCCTGTTACTCAAGCACAGGTTTGCAATGCTGGTGTGACAATGCTTGAAGAACAGCCTTCTGGAATTCTGGTGAAGATGGATCTGACGACAGATGTTTCATCAGTTCTGACTCGGACTCCGTCGGTTATCAGGATTAAGGACTTTGTGCAGAAGGGTACGCGTAGTGCTCTTGCTTCGTATATCGGAACAAAGTTCCTGCCTTCGAGAACTTCTGAAATTGAGAATACGCTCAAGTCGTATCTCAGTGCTCTGCAGGGGGCCCAGATTATCACAGCGTTCACCGGGGTAAAGGCCGTTCCGGATGCTAATGAGCCAACGACAGTCAATGTCGAAGCTTACTATTCACCGGTTCTGCCTCTTAACTGGATCATTGTGACATTCAATCTCAGAAGCAGGATATAAGATTGGTTTGGGGAGGGCTTAGGCTCTCCCCATTCCTTTTTTACGGAGTAACCTATGGTGAATCCTAAAAAAATAGCAAATAACATTCTTGATTTTCTCATTGATCCGACCAGGATCCCCGTTCAGCAACGTCTCTATTTTAGGCCGGAAGAGATACTCAAGAATGAAACTTATGAAAACGCTAAGGCAGAGGCTGTTGAGGCGTTTAGAGATCAGAGGCACAATTCTGATTTCTATCCAAATAGAAACCGGCAAATAAACAAACGGGAGGCTATGCTAATGGACAGAAAATCATTGATTGCAAGTTTAGACATTCTCTCTAAAAACTTTACAGAGAATGATCCGATAGGAGTTGATCTTCGAACTATGGCTATGGCAGTATCGAAAATGAAGGATGAAGAGTTTTCAAAGCGTCAGGCTAGTGATGCTCCGAGTTTTGATGGGATACTGGTCGAAGCTGCGAAGACTTTTCCGTGTCCGACATGTGGTACGAAGGTTTTAGAACAGACCAAGTATTGTGTTAAGTGCAAGAAAAAAGTGAAAGGAGCCTCTGAGGAAGAACCTAAGGAGGTTGAAGAAAAGAAAGAAGAAGTTGAAGCTTCTGAAATTCAGGATTTCTGGACGAAGGAAGCGATGAATAGGGTTGCCAAGGCTATCGTTTCTGATGTTCTCGGCATGGACGAAAGTGATGACGAGGCTGAAGAAGGGGAAGCTGAGGAAAAGGCTGAGAAGGAAACTCCGAAAGAATCAAAGGAAACTCCGAAAGAAGAGCCAAAAAAGGAAATGCCCGCTGAGAAAGCTCTTGAAGAAGTAAAGAAAGATGAAAAGAGCGGAGAAGTTTCTTCGGCTGAGAAAAAAGTTCCTGAAGAGGTACAACCTGAAGAAGAGAAGAAATCGACTGTTAATACGGATATTCTTGCATCAATAACATTTGGTGACATCACAATGGAGACCCCTTTGGGAGTGGTATCATCTGATGAAGTTGGTGAGATGACAGAGGAAGAAAAGGCGAAATTGGCCGGACTATTCAATTAAAGAACTGTTCGGTAGTGTACAGACAACAATCCTTACTTAGGGAGGTTTTCAAATGGCAAGAGATCATAGTAGTTATATCTTTCGGAAAGGGGTTTCCCCAAACACTCTTTCTGTTATAAGCTCGAAGAACAGGATTTTCTCGACGAATGTAGAAGGGGAAAAAAAACAAATTGGAGTTATCGCAACATTTGATCCATCGGAAGCCCGTACCATTGAGCCTATCCGTGGTATTGGTTTCGGGGATCACATCGCGGAACTTGTTCCCGGGGTGACGGATCCGATGACGATTTCAGTGACCAGAAGTGCCCTCTATACATCGAACATTTATCAGGTTTTTGGGTATAAGTCCGGTATAGACGGTATTGTTCGGTCGCTGAGACACCATCGTTGGCCGTTTGACATTTATCAAGAGATTATTTTCAGCAAGCTTGCTGATCCGACAGTTGAAGGTAAACGTGAGGCAATAACACAAATTGATAATACTGGAGATGCAGAAGGTGTCACTAAGGCTCTTTTAACGGTATATGAAGCCTGTTGGATTTCGGACTATTCAGTTTCCTATGCATCTGATACAGCAATCGTTCAAGAGACTGTGACAATTAACGTATCTGACATTTTAAATGGTATTGATTGGGCTGTCTACGGTAATATGGCGGATACTGATGACACTGGTACCTTGAAGACTGGTGGCAATGGTAACTCTGTAAGACTTAAAGCAGCTTAAGGAAAAGATGATTTCCTGAGGTCAAGATAGAATAAAATCCAAATAATATATAAGATTTTTTAAATAAAATAAAATTTATATAAAATATCCTTCCTATCTCCTCCTCTGGAAATTATTCCACTTTCCTTGACATTTATACATAACATAAAACTGACAGGGGTTTTCCAATGAGTAAGCTGAATGAGCTTTTAAAAAGCATTAAGAAGTCTTTCACTCTGCAGAAAAAAGTTGAATTTGAAGATCTGCAGATCAGTATTATACTGGAACCATTGACTGCTATGGAAGAACTTAAGGTCCTGGAAGCCTGTAAGGACTTTGAGGGTGGTTCCTATATTGAGTCTTTGAAAAAAAGCTCACTCGCTTATTCAATCAAACAGATAAACGACATCGTTTTTAATGATTTGGAAGTTGATTATGAGGATGATAAGGGGAATCCTGTAAAAGAGTCAAAATACCTGTTTCTTCTTCATCAGGTTGAAAATTGGCCGGCAGCGATTCGTGACGTTCTTTTTGATGCGTTTAACAACCTGCACTCAGAGCTTGAAGCTCGGGTATCCAGCAAGGCTAAATTCGAAAGATTCACTGCTCAACAGCCTGTAGAGGAGCTGGCTAAGCAAGACGCAGGTGCTCCGGAAGGGTTTCGCAAGCTTGAAAATGAAGAAGAGCCTGAAGATGAGGTAGCTATGCTTGAAAAACGGGTAAAGGAAGAACAAGAGCAGGCGCAGACTGAAATAGACAAAAGCCGTTAAGGAAGATAATGGAAAAAAAAGAAGCCTATACGGCATTATCGGATCTTATATACAAAGGCTTCCTGACAGCTGAGTTAGACTTGGACGGGAAGCTTTTTGTTTTTAAGACCGTGAACGAAAAAGAGTTCGACCTGATTAAGATGTTTTCAGGGAAACCTACCCGGCCGGACTACCTTTCTCGTTTTAATAATTATTTCATTTTGTATAGCCTACTTATGATTGAGGATAAAAATATTCTCATAAACAGGGAAAAATATTCGGAGGAAGTAACCCAGTTTTTTCAGACTATACCGACTGCTTTATCTAAGAAGATTATAAACAGTTTGAATGATTTGAGACAGGTTTCCTATTCTGCACTAAGGTATCTGGAGGGGTTTACCTATACTAGTCAATCTCGAAACACTTGGAAAGCTCTCAATGGTCTTTCCCCTACTTCTTCAGAGTTTACCGGTATACCTGGGACCAATCAGATGGGTATGAATGTCCATCAGGAAAGCTGGGTAATGATCAATCGATTTTTAGACTCTGAAGAGGACTACAGCCAAAAATTTTATCTGGCTCTTATGGTGGCGTCCTCATCTAACTCTAAGGGAGCCAGGCACATACGTAATCAGCATGAGACCCAGACAAAGAATACTGAAGATCGAAGGAAGAAGTTGGCAGAGATGGGGTCTTTGGATGATGCGAAAAAAAGGTGGTCTCCGGAAGGTTGGGCGACATCGGTAGATACGGCAGAGGAACTGGTGGCGGAATTGGAACGTCAAGTTAGTGGGGTTAAAGATCGTCACGATATCTTTATGGAGAATTATTTCAAAAAAATGCGGGATGAAGCCCAGAAAAAGACGGACGAAGCAGAACGAAGGATTAAGGAAGCTCAGGCTAAACATGATAATGTATTTATAGAAGGACAACAGAGAGCACTTACCCCTGAAGAAGCAAAACAGCTTATGGATAGGAGAGTCTCAACAACAACTTTGGTTCCTTCAGAGGAAGCGGTAAGTTTAGAGGACAAAGAAAAGTTTTATAAGAAAATTGGTTCTCGAGTCTTGACTGGCAAAGGATAATCTATGGCAAAGCTATCGAAGAAAGTAGATGAATTAGGTAAGGCTATTAATTCTTTAGATGGCCTTTTTAATAAAATTAATAGTACTCTTGAAAAAAGTTCCGAGTCTATGGAGAAGTTAAATGTTTCTACAGATAATCTGAATAAGACTTTTAAGAATACAGAGACTAAGCCTATTAAAGAGTTGAATAAACAGTTGGAAGAAACTGAAGAAGCAATTGATAGCGTAAAGAAAAAAACAGGTGATTACATAAAAGATTTAGTAAAGTTGGCTAAAGCTTCAGGTTTTAAAGCCTCTGCGTCCATAGAGATGAAGGGTTTTACTCAAATTACAAAAGACATCAATACCTGTAAAAAGCAGTTTGAAGATCTTAAAAAGGTGGATTTCACTAATCAGAAAGATCTTGACGAAGCAGACAAAAAATTAAAATTACTGATAAAGGATACTCAGGAACTTTCCAAGAGGGCCCGTTTTGAGGAAATTGCATCAATAAAAATGGTTGGTTTTGACAGGATAGCAAAAGACATAAATGACGCTCGCGCAAAATTAGAGGATCTTAAAAAGACTGATCCTGCTAATACCAAGGCTATTGCAGGGGCTGAGAAAGAACTTGACAGTTTATATGAGACCGCTGATAGAGCAGCAAAAAGAGCTGGGTTTAAAGCTGCCGCTTCTATTACGATGACTGGCTTTGAAGAAATTAATAAGGGGATAAACAAAGCTAAAGCTGAATTAGATGTTTTAAAAAATACTGATCCTACAAATATAAAAGCTATCTCGGAAGCAGAGAAAGAAATTGATGGATTGCGAACTAAAGCCGAAGATATGGCTAAAGCCGCAGGGTATAAAGTATCAGCCTCTGTTATTATGACAGGGTTTGATAAAGTTTTTAATGACATTGATCAGACTAAGAGAAAAATAGAAGAGCTTAAAAAGACCGAGCTGATGAATACCAAGGCCATTGCAGAAGCAGAAAAAGGCCTTGATAATCTTTATTTGCTTGCAGATGAATTGTCAAAAAAAGCTGGAATCAAATCGACCTTGACAGTTCGTACGGCTGGTTTTAACGAAATTTTGAAAGATATCGATCAAGCTGAGAAGGGGTTGGCTACTCTTAGAGAAATAGAACCTGCAAATACGAAGGCAATAGCGGAAGCAGAGAAGAAACTTGAAAAGTTATATGTTAAGGCTGATGCGACTGCAAAGAAAGCGGGTTTTAAGGCGATAGCAACGGTTACCCTTCTTGGTCTGGACACCGTTTTAACAGAGATTGACAAAGCCCAAAAAGGTCTTGATGATCTTAAAAAGATTGACCCATTTAATGAAGAAGCAATTAATAAAGCAACAAAAAGACTTAACGAACTTTATGATACTGCAAATACTGTAGCAAAGAAAGCAGGATTTGAATCAGAGGCTACAGTAGATCTGTCAGGAATGGATGTTATTCTTTCGGATATTGAAAAGGCTAAAAGTAAACTAAAAGAATTAAGAAGTGCTGAGGTTTTAGATACTGATGCTATTAAGGGTGCTGAAGAAGAGCTCAAAAGTTTGTATGAAAAAGCTTCGAAAGGTCTGGCGGATTTATCTAAAGGTCTTAAAAAGGTTTCTAAAAAAGTCGATATTGATATTGATGCATCCAGTTTTGATCTTACAAAGCTGATCAGCATCAATAAGGAAATTGAAATTGTTAGACAACAGGTAGTAAGTACAAAGAATGAGCTGGAGGGTCTTAAGAGTGCTGGGGAACCCCCGGAGGCTATAGATAAAGCCAAGAAAAAACTTCGGGAACTTTCGGATCAATTGAAAGGGCTGGAAAAACAGGCCGATGAGGCCGGTAAAGAATTAGAAGCTTCTTTAAAAATTGAGAAAACTCCAGCAACAGCTGTTGACAGTATAGCTACTGGTGTTGGTAGTCTTGGCTCTTTGTTCAAATCTTTTGGAAAATCTCCGGCAGAGTTTACAGGGCAGTTAGAGAAAGCCAGAGCTACTGCGGAGGGGATGAAGGCTGGGAGTGCTGTGATGGGTAAGATGCCGGGCCTCCTTGGTGCTGCTGGGAAGGCTGCGGGTGGAATGGCCGGAGCACTTGGAGGGGTTACTAAGGTTCTTGCTGGCTGGCCCGGTCTTATTGCTATGGCGGTAGTTCAGGTTGTTCAAGCTGCGGTAAAAATTGATTCCTATATAAAAGGGATGAATAAAAGATTTGCGGACATACGTGGTCCGGAGATTATGACAGGAGATGTTACCAAGCAATTTCGTGATTTTAATAAGGCTATCACAAACATGGCCGCAAATATCCGGGATGGCCTTACTTCAGATAACGTTTATGAGTTTATGTCTGCTATAGGGACTGCAGGTAATCGTCTTACCACTTTAAACCAGGGGTTCCAAGGCTATAGGGATGCTGTAACGATAGCGGCCAAGGCCAGTAAAGTTTTTGGCATGGACATGTCAACAGTCGGTGCTCGGATGGGAGACTTAGTTTCTAATTATCGCATGGACCTCGAAGAAATAGACGATGCATTTGTTAATGTTGCTTTTGATGCACAAAAAAGTGGTTTGAGCACAGATCGTTTTTGGGAAGCAATTTCTAACGCGTCCGCCTCTTTGTCTTTTTATGGTTCTTTTATTGATGGTGCTTCTAAAGCAATGAAGAATTTTACAGAGTCACAGCTGACAGGTGCTAAAGAAGCTGGGGACTCTGCTACTGAGATGGGACAGCTTTTTAAGAAGAGTTCTATGGAAACAAACATGGCCTTTATCGATATTGCTCGAAGGGGCGGTGCGAATCTTAAAAAGATGTTTACAGAGGTAGAGAAAAAATATGAGGCAGAGGCAGAATCTAAGGGTAAGGAAGTTCTTTCTTTAACGCAAAAATACATGGTAACAAAAGATCCGGCTACTTTGGATGCTTTAGAGAAAGCTCGTGCTGAGCAGGCAAAATTTCAACAAATGTCCCAGAGGGCGGCATCTGCAAGGGATCGTGGAGACGTGGCTATGGCCCAGGATATGGCTATGCTATCCGATAAAACTCCCGCTCTTCTTTATGATATGATTAAAGGTTTAACCGGGGCTAATATTACTTCTCTTAAAACAGGGAACAACATGGCTGCTATTCTTAAAGGAATGCAAGGAACTCTTAAGGGTGGCGTGTCTGATGATACAATTCGTCTTCTCATTGCTCAGGCTCAGCAATCAGCAGATCAACTTCGAAATCTCGTGGGCATTGGTAAATTTGGACAAGCAAATAATAAGAGTTTAATAAAAACGATGGAATCTTTCAATGAGAATTCTAAGGTATATAATTCTTTAGGTTCAGAGCAGAAGAAAATCCTTGATGAGAAGTTGTCAAAATTAACAGAGGACACAAGCCCTGCAGAGCAGAAGAAGATACTTGAAGAAATCAGAGCATCCGGTATAAAAATGTCCGAGAGTTCGATATTGGGGTTAAAATCACAGAAAAACTTATTAATGGCCTTAAATCAGGTGAATGAAAATCTCACTCCTGATGAATTTCAGGCCATTGCGAAAGATCTATCGGAGTCTTTGGGGATAGATGAAAGTCAAGCAAAACTACTTACCAAAGCAGGAGCTTCCGACACGAAGTTTTTAGGTGAGCTGAAAAATATGGTCAAAGCATCATCTGAGGGGACTTTACAGACTAAGGGGTTATCTGGCCTTTTGGAGCAGTTGATAGTTAAAGCAGATATGGGTGTAAAGCTTCAGCAAAGTAATCTGAAAGATAGAGATGTTGGAGAGAAAACTTTGGGAAAAGCATATGACGACACTTTTGAAAAGATTAGGAATAGCACCTTATCTCTTGAAGATTTAAAGAAAATTGCTGAGGATGATATAAAATACAGAACCGTTTCTTTGCTTAGACTCGATGAAATATCCACAGCAGCGTCAGCTCTGGCTACAAAGCTTGCTGGAGGAGAATTTACTAAGAAACAAAAAGAGGCGAAGGACAGGCTAAAGAAAGAAGGTATAGTTGATATTGGTGGTGGTATTTTCGGTACCGGTCTTTTTGCAAACCTACCTAAAGATATAGAAAGAACATCTGGAAAACAAGCGGATGCACTTTACAAAGCTCTTAAAGAAGGAAAAGCGGCAGAGACTGACGTGGCAGTCTTTGGTGATATGGTTAATCTTCTGTCCACTCTTACTTCTCTTCAATCCGATAATGTTCAATTTAGTAGTGCGATGTCCCAAAAGTTGTTAGATATAAAAAATATGGATGAAACTATGGGGGATCGCTATATTGAAGAAATGGCCAAGGTTTTGAAAAATGCGGGTACTAAGGGCCCTGGTGTAATAAATTCAATGAATGATCAAAGAACAGGAATAATAGAAAGTATTAATAAGTTGTCTGGAAAAACCGATACAGCCTCAAAGGAAGAAGTAAAAAGATTGACAGGGCAGTTGACTCTTCTTGGCAGTTTGGAGGGGTCTCAGGATCAAGCCCTTAAAAAATATAAGGAAATGGTAAAAAAATTAAAAGAAGAAAAGAAAACCAATTCAAAAGATACCAAACTATTGGAGGATCAGATTTTTCTCTTATCCCAGGTAATCTCTGGGTCTGTTGATCCTCAGGTTTTTGCTGAAAAAAATAAAGAATTAATTCAGGAGATGGGTCAATCGGCAGATAATGCAAGAAAGCAGAAAGAAAAAGCAGATGATACGGTAAGGGAATTAGAGATACTGAATAAGAGAAATACAGAATTGGTTACACTAATGAGCGCTATGATAGCAAAAGATGAGGGTGCCCAAGAAGCTCTTCTTAATAAAGCAGAGAGAGAAATGGGTGGAAAGATCTCACAGAAAGCATTAGAATCCAAATATGGTGAAACCTTGGCTAGAAATATAATGGAAGCTGCAAAAGAGAAGGGTTTGACAAAAGAAAAAGGCGGAGAAACGATCATAGTATTTAGTGATGCAGAAGGAAAGCCAGCTAAAGCCAAAGCTACAACGACAGAAAAAAAGCAGGGTCTTAGGAAACCAGAGATGGTGACAAAGGCAGGTGCTGTGGTTCTTCATCCCAAAGAAACTATCCTTCCTGCTTCTATGGCTGGATTTGATACGGCACCTACCGGTTCTCCCAATAAAAAAAGATCTGTAACTGAATCGATAGGCACAGGGGTTTCAACTGGATTAAAAGATACGATGGGGGAATTTGCTCAAATAGCAAAGTTTACAAGTAAACTTCTCGTTCCGGCAGCAGAGGGCCTTGCGAAGGCAACAGGAAACAAAGATTTGGTTAAGAATGTAAGTGGTCTTGGGGATGAACTTGAGAAGACGATCCAGGAATCTATTGACTTTTGGAAATTAACTGTTGATGAACAGGAGAATCTTGAAAAGTCTGGTGTTATCGGAAAAATGACTAAGATGGCTACTCAATTAGCTACGGAACTTCCGGCGGGTGGCATAGGTAAAATGGCTGGAAAGGCCGTGTTCTTTAAGGCTGCAAAGGCCTTAGGTCCTGGGTTAGCTAAGGTGACCCCTGCTTTAACTAAAGCTATGCCCAAGATGGCCAAGGCCATGCCTAAGATGGCTGGGGATATAAGCAAAGAGGCTGGTAAGATGGCTATATCATCGGCTGATTCAGCCTCGGCTGTTTTGGAAAAGCTGACGAAAACTCCCACAACGACTATGGCCTCAATCTCAGCTTCCCCAGCAATCAAGCCCATGTTGCCTGCAGGGTTTACTACAACGCCACCCAAACCGGCTGTTATGGAGTCAGCTAAGATGGCTACTGCAACTGCTCCAGTAGAAAAGAACATTACTATAACGGTAAATGCTAATGAAAAAGATTTGGGTCAAAGAATCGCAAATGAGATCAGATCTTATTTCTATAAAGATCATATAAACAATATGGCGTAATTTTATGGCAGAAGACAATATAACAGTTAAGAGGGCTCTTCATACAGCAAAGGGCAAATACGTTGAGTATACCCCTTTCATCCTGGCTATGATTGACCGGGATGGGGCTGTTAAAACCCTGAAGTACCCTTCACAAGAAGGGGTAGATACTACAGACACTATTTATGGTGTTGAGTTAATGGTTAATCCAGCTTCAATCAGTAATAATATGTCGAAGATAGTTACCAGAACACAGACTATGGTTTCTTTCCTTGAAGAGCACTGGGGGGAAGAGGTTGATACAATTACTTTTCAGGGGAGTACTGCTACTTTTGTTTTAGGGGGCACGGATATATACCAAACGAGGCTCCATGAAAGTGAAACATCTCCAGTAAAAAAATTTTATAAATATGCGGGAACGGGGACTACAGCGGTACATGATAATGAGGTTGGGGTTACAGTATCTCAAAGAAGAAATTCAGTTTCGTATAGACAGTTTTTAAGATTGATAGATTTATTTAGATCTAACGGCTGTACATACGATAAAAATGGCTTTATTACTGAGAGGTATTACATCTGGCTTTCTTATGGTTATTCTGCCTATAGGGGGTTTTTTGAAAGTATCGATGTTACTGAGGATGCATCTAATCCATATAGATTTATTTATACAATAACATTCAAATCTGAAGAAACAGTATTCTCTTTCACTGACCCGGGATCAATATATGGTGTCTAAACAATACATAAGAGATAAAACTGGTGTTTTCTTACAAAAATCCCAAGGTACAAGCTCTTTTCGATTGTATCCTCAGGACCAGTATTTTACATCAGGGTCTTCTGTAACTGGCGATAAAAACTTTATGACAGGGGCAATATCCCCGATTTTGCCGATGAGAATTGTGACAATGGGTAATGGGGGGGCACCCATTGATTTCATTATGCTAATAAATCCTGAAAGTTGTAATCATGCAAAAACAAGTTCATATCAGACGACCTATACCAGAAGTGGTTGGCAAATTCAATTATGGGGTCCAAATCAGGATACAATAAGTTCAACCGGGAAAACCGCCGCAACAATGAATCCTGGGACTGGGTTGGAAAATTTTGTTCAACAGACAACATTTTCTTACTTGAATTTGTTGGCCTTATTAAGTGCTTATCGAACCAATGGTTATGAGTTTTTTGATAGATTAGATTCTAATTATGTTACCCGTGTTATAAATAGGGTGAGTGGTGTTCATTTAATGTACGATAATCAGGACTTCGTAGGTCATTTTCAAAACTTTACTTTGGATGAAGATGATGAACACCCTTATATACTTAATTATAATTTCGAATTTGTTATAAGTTCCTTAATGGCTGATGAGACTGAAATTAGGGGGCATTATAAGAAACTTCCTGTATCTATAAGTGATCCAGATTATGTTAGAGAAGAAGGGGGAGAAGAATTAGAGCTTATATCAGATGTTTATACTGGGGTGGAACCCACTGTAAATCTAACTCCTCCCAGGGCTACAGATGATCGGACTACACAAAGATTGTGGGAGCAGAAAACAGGTCTTCCTTGGAGTGAGGCTTTAGAATATAAATTGACCGATGGTAGTGTCCAGGGTAATTTAAGGTTGAGACAACAGTTGTACAGCAAAACGTGGGATCCTAACCAACATAAATTCGTGTGAGATAAATTATGGGACGTTACGATAGCGATACTGGTCTTTTTTCGACTTCTGAGTTTAAAGGCAGAGGAGTAATTAAACTTGCTCCGGATGCTCTCGTTTATTTAAACGGGACTACAGGAAGTTCCTTTGTTGCCCCAATTACAGGAAGTACTGGAAAAACCGATTTCGGAGATGGTATTAGTTCTATAAATATTCAAAATAATGTTGACCCTCCCGGATCATCTACTGCAACAATAGAGATAGCAACACCTATATATAACGAGAAATCTTCCTATTGGAGAGCTTATAAAGATGGCACTGGGCAATCTATATTAAAATCCGTTTTTACTCCAATGATGGAAGTGCAAATTTATTTTAAAGGAAGATTTTTGGTTGGTAAGAACCCCCGTTATTATTCTGCTTTCTGGGGTTTTGTGACTAATGTAGAAGAAAGCTATTCTAATGGTTTGTATAAAACTCAGTTGCAGTGTGCAGACATGCTTCACTGGTGGCAATATATACAGGTAGCATTCCGACCTTCTGTAGAATCGAACATTTTTGCGAAACATGTTCAGGGGCTAACAGCCTTTGGTTCCCGATATGAGATGGCAAACCCCTTTGAAATCATGTATTCTTTGTGTAAAGAAATGGGTATAGAAAATTTCATCACCCCTGCTTGGTTAGGTAAACTTACCCCTAATTCTAAGACACAAAATCCAGACCCACGGATTGTTGATATTTATGAAAAATCTTTTAAATATTGGAACGAGAGGTTTGCGGGGCTTTATGGAAATAATCTACTAAGGATGTATGGTGCGGCGGGTAGACTTATTGAACATCCTAACATGGCTGTGACTTATGATCCAGTCAACAAGCCAATTCCCGAAGATCAGGGTTTTGAAAAATCTCAACTAGCTACAAATACCGGTGTAGATGAACCCTTTGATATGCTTGATAAAATAGTTGGAAAATTTCAGGTATTTCATGAATTTGATCAGATGAAGAGCCTGGATCAAGCAGAATACAAAACAAAACTTGAGATAGCCACGGAGCTTAAGAATAGAATACAATATGAGTTTTTTCAGGATGTGACCGGAAATTTTATATTTAAGCCCCCGTTTTTTAATTTGAATACTCAATCTCTTACCGCATACAATATTAAACCCCAGGATATTATAAGTTTCTCTTCTGCTATAAATTCTGAGGAAATAATAACAGCTTTAGAAGTTCATGTAAGTCCTCAGCAAAATATCAGAGACACAAGTTGGATCAATATAGTTGGGTACCATGTCGATACAGATTTAGTTATGAAGTATGGGTATAGGCACAAAAAAATCGACTCCTGGTGGCTTTCCGAGTCCGCTCTCGCACAATCCTATTCAGTTGGTGAGATGGGCCTCATAAACGCAAAAGCCTATACGGGGTCAGTAACAATACCGGGTAGGCCTGAGCTTCGTTTAGGGTATCCTGTTTATGTGACACATAAAGATGCTTTCTATTATGTTAAGTCAATAAATCATGCATTTGATTATGGGGGTTCTTTTTCTACTACTTTATCTTTAGAGGCTGAAAGAATCCGGGTATATTCTAATGATACAATACAGAAAAATATGGTTTATAAATATGTTATAGAGTCTCAAGAAGATGCAGAACTTAAGAGAAAGATATCTGATATAGAGAAGGTTCTTAAACAACAAAATGAATATAATCAGTATAAAATCAATGAGCAAAGAAAAGCAGAGATAAAGGCTGAAGAGGCTTCTTTTAAACAAGGAAAGAAGGTACCTGTTAAATCGCCGGAAATTAAGGAGAAAACTTTCGAGTATGATGGAAAAGACCCCAAATTTGCTTTGGAAGATTTACTAAGAGAAAAGGGGATGACTAGCTCGCTTATTCCGGGAAGGTATGAACTTGTAACAAGCACAGACAGTAAACAGCAGTCTATAACGGATGAAACTATCCCCTATACAGATGAATGGGGTTATAGAGTTATAGGAGCCTTTAGATATGGGAGAGGTATTTCTGTCAGACCAGGGAAGGTGGTGGAATCAAACGAGATATTTCTTGATCAAGCTTACGACCCCTCTCTTCTAGTAGAAGAAAATGTTGCAACAAATATTGTAACAATGGCTACGGAAGAGGGAAATTCCATGGCAGCGTATTTTGCAACCAACAATCAATTGGGAATAGAGGCAGCCGTTGTTCCTTATTTTAAGTTTTCTGATGATGTCACAGTGCCTCCTCAAAGTCCTCCTAATGTAGCGAATATGTTAATCAGCATGATCCCAGGAGGGGCAAATAGAGATTCAGATAGTAAACTTTTACCTCCTGTAAAAGAGTAGGTCAAACATATGGCAAGAATTTATGGAAAAGGAGAAAAACCAGCAGCTGTTTTTGAGCAGTATGCTGGGGCAAACAAATTTAATAGGTATTTCTTTCTCCGTATAGGAAGGGTGGTAGAAGTTGATTACGAGAAATATCGTTTTAAGATAGAGTGGGTTACTGGAGGTGGCTCACCTGCATGGATCCCCATATCTTTCCCTTACGTTGGTCCAGCCAGTTGTATAGGGACCGTTCCAGAAATAGGTGCCCTTGGAATTTTTGGGTACATGAATGAGGGTACTGGTACAGGTACACCGGCCTGTTTAGCATGGGTGCCTGTAAGCCTACAGGCGGCTATAGACCATAAAGCAATCAAATTAATGCCGGATACTCTTCCGACTGATGAAGAAAATATAGTCTTTTTGAAATTTAGGAAACTCCAAAAAGGGGATGTCATAATGTCCTCTCTTTGGGGAGGACAGATTTTTGTTAATTCAGATATTGAGATAAAAGATTCAATGAGGGATACTTTTCAGATACGTTCTTCTGACCAATCCATCATCATGACTTCTTTGAATAATTTTCAATTCAGTGATGGTGTTGCAATGTGTGCAGGTCAAGTTATCAGGAATAAAATCCCGATATTTGATGCTGATGGCAACCGAATTATTAATGCTCTTTCTCGGGAAGTTACTGGCCCCGATGGAAGAAATACAATTTACATGGTTCCTCTTGGGGCCCCGATAGATGAGAATTCCCAGTTTTACTCTGAGTTCAGAATTGATGCCGCTGAATTAGCCGATGGGGTACTTGATACAAATGATATCAACAGTCAAAGTGCCCTTGTTTCAAGAGATCCTATCGTAACCTTGGCTATGGGGAATTACGTAGGAGCTTTGGAATCCAGTAGTCGATATGGGAAAATTCTTAGACCTACACTCTTCTCAAATACTGCTGATCAAGACGGCCAATTTAATCTTGTAGAATGTACTCAGACAAATGGTATGGATCAGGTCAATAAGTTAGGACTGGCTTATGCTATCCATCTTCTTAAAAATGACTCTTTTATGGGTTTTGATAAAGAGGGTCATTTTTACCTCAATATGGGTTCCTCGACATCAGCAAATCCTTCGGGTTCTGGAAGATCTATGTCAGTTCTTGCCCAGGGTAGCCTTAAAGAAGTATTTGGTGCGGATACTATTGAAGGAAATTCCTGGAATCTCTCGACAAGGGGTGGGATTAAATGGAATATTGGATCCCATACAGCAAGTAACAGAAGTCGAAGTATTGATATCATAGCATCATCGAGTGTTCGGCTTGAAGTTCGAAAAAGTGATGACGAGGGGTTTGCTCGACAAGAATTCATAATGGGGAATCAGAAAGTAACTATTGGTGGAGCTGATGATAAATCTGTTGCAGGTAATTCCAGTCTTACCGTGAATGGCTTAAGAAAAGAAGTCATCCGTGGTTCTGGTACCTATGAGTATCATTCAGATAAAAGTGAAAATGTGATGGGAGTTTATACCCAGGTAGTGATTAAGGAAATGCAAGGAAGATTTGGAAAAAGAAAAGAAACTGTTCTTCAAGGACAGCAACTCGAAATAATAGCAGGGGATAACAAAGACACTATTAAGACCCTCGGTAATAAAAAGACCATGCTAACAGCAGGTAATATTGACGAAATGATAATTAAGGGGAATAGGAAAACCACTATAGTAGCAGGAAAATATTTGGTCACGGTTCTTAAGGGTAAGGTTCAGATGACCTCTCTTGCAGGTACAATTGACCTGCTTGGGTTGAAAGGGGTTAACATAACATCACCCAAAAAGGTCACTGTCATGTCTAAAAAGGTTTCTCTTGGTTTAGGTGTTGGTAGTGTCGTTACAGGGCTCATGGGACTTCCTTCACATTTTGATTATTGTACTGGAGCCCCTCTTAAAGGTTGTTCTACAGTAAAGGCAGGTCCGTAATATGCCCTTTATCCCACCTGCTCAGACAGGTCTCATGATCGCTAAGGGAGCAAGCACAAAAATGCTCGGCTCTAAATTTATGCCCTTTGTTAGTGCCGTATCCAAAGCTGTGTGCCAATATATGGCTATGGCTCCTATAGCCATGTCTACCAATGTGGTTCTTGGGCCCGGAGCAGGTACTTACATGGCAAAGATTGTTGGATGTGTTCCGGTAGCAATGTCTTCTATGATGCTGGTCAAGGCCGCTTCTACTATGACGGTTGGTAAGGATACAAAAAAACTTTTTGATGCAGTTTCTTTTGGAGTATGCAATACTTTATTAACCACTGCAATGTCTCAAGGTACAGTAGTTGGTGGTGGCCCAGGAGCAGGTCAAGGAAAAATTTTGAATCTCATACCTACTGTTTTGACGGGACTTATCATGGCAAATTTGGCTGGATCAAAACTTTTTGGATCTAAAACCATGCAGATCGTGAGCGCAATTGCTTTTGGTGTTTGTATACATATAATGAGTGCAGGGACATTAGTAACAACCTGTATTGGGGCGGCTGCCCCACCTCCCGCAGGCCCGGTACCCGTGCCGGGTGCTCCTGGATTTGGGAAACTGATCTAAATAACATAAAAAGGAATGACGGATGCCCTATAGTATTACTCAGATTAAATCGTTTGCCTCAATAGATCTGGACAATTTTGAGATCAGAGGGGCAAAGACGGGTGTTAATAACGCTCGTTCGACAGGCACCCTGTTTGTTCAGGGTCAATTCAATCCTTCAAAGACAGTTTTATCTGGCTCTGCTACTCTTACAAGTGGGGATAGCACAGTCACTGGGATAACTTTCAATGCCCCGTTTTCTGGTTTAAATGCCTCCATATTTGTTGAGGGGGATACAATAAATGTGGGGTCGGATAGCTTACCTTTTGATAAATACATATCCCCAACCAGTGTCAAGGTAAAACAGGCTCCAAGTTCAAGCGGGACTAATACAGCTTCCTATCGGTTGTCTGACAGAGATTATTTGATTGAACCAGATATCGTAACCAATACTACAACTGGTCTTGCTACTTTTGTGAGTGGTAGTGAGTATGTTACCGGATCAGGGACTCAGTGGTTGACTGATTTGGTTCCTGGTGATTCTATACAGCTTAATTCTTATCAAAAGTTTTTTATCATTGATACAGTTGTCAGTGATACATCGATAAAGTTGACCAAAGCATATACCGGGGATACAAAAACGGGTTTCTATACAGCCAAACGTTGGAGACTCGGCCGGCTTGATTATCAGTATACAAAGAATAATTTTTCCTATGACAAGAACAAGTTTAAGTGGATTTATGATTCTACTACGGAGAACGGTCGCGTAGCCTATAACTATTATGATTTGCTCAGAGATGGTGTAGAACTAAAGTTTTCTGAAACTTTAAATCCTGTTGCTTACCCAGACCTGATGGATAGCAACCTTGTTTTAAATAAAACTTTGACAAAAAGTATTGAAAACCCTTTATATCAATATTCTCTTCCTGTTGTTCCCAATCCAGAGGAAAGTTTTCAACTTTTCATAAATGACGCTCCCAAGGACATGTTTCCAAACGGAAATATGGATTATGTTCTTACATATTGGCAGATACCTACCTATGAATATCCTCCTCCTGTTGCACAAAGAAGTATAGCAGCAGTAATGCCTCTTCAGAAGGTTCAGGATATAGTCCTGGATCCAGCCGACACAGCTTTAGGTGATATCCTGTTTAGAGACTCTGCAGGAAAACCTGTATCAGGTATAATGCCCGGATCTGAGACCATCCTTTTTAGTGGGGTTGATCAGACAGCTTATAAGGACTATGTTATCGATTTGGACAGTGGTCTCGGGTTTTCTTCTCAACACAACACTAATGAGGAAGTTGTCAAATATGTAGCATATGAACAGAAACTTCTTTTTGAATATGGTATCAAGATAACTCTTGATGGGACAAGGCAGACTCTAACCATACCGCATGATGAGGCCGATGATGTTCTTTTTGAGTTTGAGTCTGGGAGGTTTAAACCCGCAACGAAAGATAACCCCGCGTCTGGTGAAGAATATATTATAGAGTACCTTGTAGAGGGTGAGTTCATAACAGATGAAATAGTTAAAACTACCCCTGGGATGACTTGGTTTAGGGTAAATCAGTACCCGATAAAATATCAGGGAGCAATAGTTAGTAAAAATGGGATTATTATTGATGAGGGGTCTGATTACAGGATAAGTTACTTAACAGGTAGGATAGTTCTTTTTGAGCCTCTTGTTCGTGGAGATACTATCACTGTTAGTTATTCTCCATTATTAAAAAAGAAAAATGGGATAATCTACGAGAATAAAAAGCTACAATGTAAGGTCTATGAGGCCTTAACGCCTGTCACTAATGTATCCCCTCCTGAATTTACTCTTAGTAACCAGAATTTACCGACTACCGGTCTTACTATCCTAAAAATCAGGAATGCTACCAAGGGTTTTGATTATGATATTGCAAACTATATCCTTAGAGGATTGCTCATCCATCTTCAGCCAACACCGGCTAACGTATCTATTAAGACAGATTTGACCGATACGATTTTAGTGGACTATAAATTTGAAAATGAGAGTGTAGAATACACCCCTGTAGAGTACATAAACTTTTTTATTGAGGCCGGACAGGACTACATTGCTTTTATTGATAGGGATGTTCGAAGCCTATTTCCTAAGGATACCTTTATAAGGCTAACCAATGTAGAGACGGCAGGAGATTTTTTCTTTAGGATAAGATCGGCTTCTTATGATGGTTTCGATACCACGGTTACGGTATATGGGGAAATTCCCTCCGATATTACAAATCCAGTAATTTACATTTCGGATAGCCCAATAACAGGGTTTTTGGATACTCCCAGAGCAACATCAAATATTGCCAGTGGATCTACGGATATTTACTTCCCCGGTTCTAATATTTCCAGAACTTTTCGGCTGGGTCAGCTTCTGAATATTGGTGATGACTATTATTACGTCCAAGGATCATCCTACGATAGCTCTAACCGCAGAGTGGTGGTAACCCTGGGGGTCCAGGCTTATCAGGATTATGCAGGTGGGGTAGTCAAATATTCGGATTGCCCTATTTATTATGTGGGAGATAGTACTGTCAGCACAGTGATGGAAATTATCGACGACCCACAAACTCCAGCAATGACCTTGAATTATGATGGAATGGTGACAGTCACATCAGATAGTAGTGCCATAGCTGTGGATGTTGGTACTGTTCAATACTCCTATCTTTTTTCTTCCTATCCTACGGTCTACAATGTTGCCCAAGCTCTTTCTGGGCTTGGAATTGACGTGGAGACTTATGCTCCTGACTGGACAAGTTCAAAGATCCTCCCGGTACAAAATGCTGTGGTTACAAAGGATTCAACGACCCTAATTAATATCTCTCCAGCCTTAAGATATTACGCGACCGATACAACAAATTTCAGCATTTCTGCAGGGGATTTGGTTCTTAGTAAACCTCTTGTTAAAAACGATAGATACAGCTTCGATTATCTTGGGTTGGACCCTTTAGAAGACGCCACTGTAAAATATTCAGCCAGTTATTTTACTTACTATCCTGCAAAAACAAAAATTGCTGCTTCCTTTAAGTTCGATAACCTGGATCAATTTTATGTCCAGGCAATGAGCCAGAGAGACTTTTTGGAGTCTGTTACTGAGCCAAGAATGAAGGAAGAAGCTATTCAGCAGAGTGGTAGTGTTGGACAGGGCGGAGAAGTTGCCGGGGATGATGATGCCGGAAAGTCCAGCGGGGGTCTTACCGGAGATGAATATCGAAGGATGGATACGGCTATTGAGTGCAGGATCTTTAATATTATTTTTGACTTCTTCAATGGCCGTGTGCAGGCTTTCAGTGATGAAATGTATGCCGCCTTTGGTTGGAGGCTCTGTAATACCGACGGTCAAATTTCTTTGATGGATGAGTCTTGTGGGGCTCGGTCGGTGAACAGGATGTTTCCGTGGTCAGATTATACGAGCTTTCCACCCTACACGATAATGCCTTTGACCGGTCAGGCCATTCCCTATGGAACCATGGGGCCTTATCGACCGCCAACAATGCCTACAGCCTTAGCTCAATTCACCCCGAGTTCAACGACCGTAACCTGTACCACTACAGGTACCTACCCTACCTATTGGACTAAACAGCTAAAGGCAAATGATTATATCCGTCCTATTGATTCAACAACGGATTATCAGATTCAAACAGTCAACAGTGACTCCCAAGTGACATTGACAACGCCCTATTCCGGGCCTGTGGCAGTGACAAAGCCTCCTGTTATGATCTCCAAGTATCCTTTATATGATGATGACGGGCATATGGGTGGGAAGATCGTAGGGACGGTTTCGGATGGGTTTGGCCTTGTTAGTGGGGATGTTTTCTCGGTTACTGTAGACGGTGTAACAGAATCCTATACGTTTTCTGACCCATTGCCTCCTCTTATCAGTGCTTCCAATCTTACTGGAATACAGATAGCCAACCTTCTTACAGCTTCTCTTTCAAGAACCCGGGTTACTTATGAGTGGATTCAGGATATTAATTCTGCCTATTGCTATAAGTCCGTTTTGGTTTTAAGAACAAAAGGGACATACAATAAAATTACAGTAGGAAGTGGCTCAGCCACTTCTAAACTTGGTTTTACGGCGGGGTCCTCTGATTTCGGTAACAATAATAACACCGATAGTGACCCTGAATATCCGCATACAGTTCAGGAAGCTTCAGATCTGGCTACAGAGGACACTAACCTTGCTACGCTTATTTCTGCGGGTACTCCAAACATTCTTGGCAGGGTGACCCCTGCAAACATAGCTCTTGGAGTTACGATCAAGAACATGGCTTCTGATGAAGCTGTTCAGATTACTACAGAGATGGCTCGATTGAGCACGGAGATTTCTGCTTTAAGCAAGATAATCCTTGAGCCAACCATGGCTGCATATACTCAGTCTTTGATCGCATATAATAACGACACAACTTATTATGGGAACTGCCCCTCTGCTCTTGCCTATGATCAATCTTTGGGAACCAATTATGAGGGTCAGCTCACATCTGCAAAGTGGATCTTGGATATTCAACCAGGACAGCAGACCATACTTGGTAAGGATTCCTCTGGAATGGGGGTTCCTGTTTCCTCCGGTTCAGGCATCACTCAAATATCCGGAGAGAACACTTTTACTATTCATGTGGACTCTGATGGTACAAACGACAAGAGATTTTTGAATACTACTGTTGATGGTGTCCCGTATATTCCCTCTGCAACCTATATTGACACGGCAACTCCTGTTGATGGTACCTGGTCAGGGGGCTGGGATCCGTCCGTCAGCAATCAGTATAGTCTTTCCGCAAATAATATTACTTTTGTTTTGAATGATTCCACACCTCAGTTTGTTCTTGATTATAGGGTGTCTTCATTTTCTTATCAGTCAGATACTACTTCAATGACTGTTTATTGGGATACTACGAGGAGTAAAGAGTATCTCTACAGCACGTACCCCACAGTAGGTTCTCTAAAAATAGCGATTAATAAATTGGCGGGGGTTACCACATCGGGAAGTTCTGTATATGATGGATCTTCTTCGTATGCTATAATACCAAAACCTTTTGCACCTTTGTCTCCAAATGTAGTTTTTGATAAGACGTCCATGTTGATGTTTACAATGTATCAAGATTCGAGCCTTTCTTATGATTATTGGATTGACGCTACCTCTTTATATTTGAAAAAGGATACGACGACTTGGTCCCTGCTTTTTGCAACGTATCCAACAATTCTCTCTATCAGAAATCAGGTTGATGGTCTTCCAGGTCTGGCGATAACGCCTGTTCCGGCACATGATTCTTCAAGTTCTGCAGTTCTTCAGGCTCATTCTACTGCACCAGTGGGTGGCGGGGCTCCTCTGTATGATCAGACTTATTCTTTATTTACTCTTACAAATGATAACATTTACAGTCACACCTATTACGTTGATAAAACTGGTGTAGGGTTAGCCTGGTCAGGGGATAGCAAGTTATATGCTTATAGCATATACTCCACAGTAGGATCAATGAAAAATGCCATTAATGCTGATATTCCTGGTATTAATGCTACGGGGCCGGCCAGTTATGATTCGGTTCCATCCTCATTTAAACCTATAGGAACAACGGCAGTTCCCCCTGATGCCCCGATATACCCGGCATTAAGACCTTGCTATGCGAATTATAATACGATGGACAGCAAATTACTTCTTAATAGGAACGCATTTGTTTCTGTGAGGAAGCCAGCCGTGGATGCTAGGATTACCTTTTTGAATGGTCGAGAGACACAGATTAAACAGCACATTATAGATGAAGAGCATTTCCGGGCGGCAAATGGCAGTACTGGAAACCTTTACAATTGGGCAGATAACAGATTTAATAGGAGTAACGGATGCGAAGCGAGACTGAAACAGGTCGAGAAGGTGATCGAGATGAACCAGGCTTCATTAAGTGTGAGCAAGCGCTTCCTGTAAATGAGTGCCCTGCTCCATCTTATGAAGAGCTGGTTGCACTGGAAAAAGCCCTATTTGGGGGGACCACCGATTCGACGTCTGAACAATCTGAACAATTGGAATGGAATTACATACGTTCGGATAATTATATGATTCGGACGTTAAAGCAGGCTGTGAACTCAGCATCTCATATGTTAGAACGACAGCTCAAAACAGTAGAAAAAGACATTAAACAGGCGAAAAAGGTTTTTTATGGCTGAAGAATGGAAACCAATAGGTTTTGATAACAGTATACTGCCTGTTAGAGCTTTCGAAGCGATGGACAAAGGTCTGTCGAAAATATTGACAATTATTGAAGCTTTGATGTCCGTTATAAAGCTTCTTCAAATGTTTATCAGCGCCTTTGGTTCTTTGATGGGGGCTATAAATGCCTTTATCTCATTGGTTCAAGGGCAGATTAAAAAGATTGGGAATAGTCTTGGACAGGCAGGTATCTTTGTGAATATTCTTGTGCCTCCTGCATTTATAAAAAGTTTCTCATTGACAAATCTAACAACTGGTGGTTTTGATGGCTTCCTTCAGAGATTGAAAGTGTCCCTGTATAATGATGCAGACAAGAATCGTCCAGTGTTTAAGGATAATGGGGTTGTGGGAGGATTAATACTTGCTGCTGACACAGAAACTTTGGATGATTTTTTTAAAGCCATGGATTTTATCTCGGGACTTTTTAGTTTTTCAGATCTTTTTCCTTTTAACATCTCTCCGCCACCTCCACGGAATGTTCGATCTTATACAGGGTATTTTAAGCAGATAGATGGAAAGACTTTAAAATATGGTATAAAACTTCAGTGGGATGCTCCCCCCATTCAGGCTTTATGGTCTTATAGAATAACTCGATCTAGGATAGATGGGGGAAAGTGGTCTGAAAAAACTGTAATCCCTAAAAAACTTCTTGGTCCAAAAGGTAAAGAAGAACAGGGCCTTCTTACTGCTATGATGATGAGACTTTTTGGGGATAAAAAAGAGTGGCCTAAAGAGATTGTACGGGAGTATGAGGATGCCCTTCAGGATAATATTGTTCCTGCTAATGGTATTAATGGGGGTGGTATGTACATGGACTATTCTATAGATAAGAGCAAAGAGGCTACCTATTATTACGTCATCGAATCTGGGTTTCCTCCTTTACTTTGGGGTCCTCGTTCTCCTCAAATAATTGTACAATCCATACCAACGAATTGTGTCAATAATAATAAGTATGGTGTTATTGTCAATAAAAATAATCAGGTTGAATTTGTGTCTAAGGGCGTTGGAGCACTGGGGCAATGGAGTTCGATAAAGGTTGATATCATTCTTCCGTTTCTTCCTACGGTCGTAACCTTTGTGGATAATTTCTTAGAATCTTTAAAGGGCGGATTGAAATCAAATACTAAAGCCTTTGTGGATTTTTTAAAGGGGATCGTTGAAAAATTTAAGGTATATGTCGCCATGCTTGAAGCTGTGGTGACTATGATTACAGCCCTTGAAAATTTCTTTAGTTCGGCCCCAAAGATTATGGCCTTAAATGTTCCTCCATCATCAGGTGGGACGGACAACTTTGTAAAAAGAGTTATGGAGGCAAAAAAGCCGTCAAATACGTCTGGTAAAGGTGGTATGACCGTTGGGGTGTGTATGGTTTACGGTGCATCCTGGAACAATCCTTTGTCCGGATTTAATTCTCCCGCCATTGATGCTCAAATGAAGACAATCGGGAAGGCTTTTGAACTTATTATGAAAATTCTAATTAAGTAGGGATTCTTATGGCTGTCACACAAGTAACTGTTCGAGAACTCCTTCAAATAACTGAAGGGGATAAAAATGTAGAAATACAGACCCTTCGTACGTCTATTGATAATGCTAACAGGAAACTTATTGGATTACAAAGGGATCTTCAAAATTTAAAGTCTTCCTACTGGGTTGTTCTTCAAAATATAAATAGAAATCTTCGAAGGAAAGATTTGGAGTTATTGTTATCCCCGGATAGATTTCAAACTACAACCCCTGAGCAATCTATAAGAACTTATGATCCAATGACTCAAGATCCTGACCCTCGGATAAATAGAATTCAAAGGTTATTGGGTGAAGGTAATGAGATTGCTAAGGTTCAGCTTAACAAACTTGAGCAGGAGATAAAAGTAGTAAATCAAAGTATTCTGAATTTTACAACTCAAAAAGAATCAGCGGTAAAACAATTAGCTGAAATTAAAGATGCTAATATTATTACTGCCCGAGATAACATAGCAAAGTCACAGTATGAGACTGTATATATGCTTTATGAGATATATCAAAGATATAGAGACCTTTCTACGGATTCAAGTAGTTCAAGGAAATTCAGCAGTTCTGCTCCTATAGCAACACAGTATCAACTGCTTTCCCAAACCTTTAAGGCTTACGCAGAAAGAGACCCAGATGTACTAAAAGGTAACCTTAAGTTGCTTCTTGAGGATCCAGGCTGTGATGAAAATGGGAAAGCTCTCAATGAATTATTGGAGAGAAGAGCAAAAGTACTTGCAGATAATAAAGACTCAGCAGGAAATCCTATTATAACATCGGATATGAAAAAAAACGTAGATTTGATGTTCAGGAATATTAATGATGGACATATATCTCAAAATGTCAGTAGACAAAATGATATGAAAAGGACTCCGAGAAAGGGTAACGCTTTTAATGAGTTGACGGCAACCATCGATCATTATGTTACTGCATCAACAAATGCTATAAATAATGTATTGAGTGGATTATCTCCAACAGGTAAACCAGTGCAAATTTTTGGGGTAAATCTAAATTCTGTTCTTGATGCTTCTTACTTTTCCGATGCAATAACATCTAAAATGAGGAGAGAGATGATCGGATTGTATGATGGCATGCCTTTATGTAGTGATACCACAAAATCAGAAAATGAACAGGCCATGGTTAAAGATCAGAAAGGGTTGGCTAAAGCTGAGGAAAGTGCATCTTTATTAATTGCATCACAGTTTAGTAATGCCGCCAGAAAGGTTACCAAGAGTAATGCCGAGGCTATGAATTCTCTGGGGAATTCTTATGCAGAAGTAGACAAAGCAATCCGCTCTCCAAAAAATTCAAATACCTCTGATTATACCTTGACTATAGAACGAAAAACATATACGTCAAAAAATCAGCACGATTCCTTTGTTCTGAATAATGCTCGGTTAGCCTATGACAAAGCAACCAGCTACAGGATAAACCAGGATATTTTGGAAGAAGATTATCAAAAATACATCGAAAAAATTCAGGGAGCGATCGAGTCCGGAACCGCTTGTAATGTTGAAGAGAGAAAGTATTAATCCTTTTCTTTAATAATGTTCTGATACTTCTGGCTATAACTATGTCTTTTGATATAAACCTAACTACGACCTGCAATCACGAGGTCTTTCGAGAGCTGAGTGTCATTGACTCTGATCGGCGTATTCTTCGCACGGATAAGCCGATAGCATCGACATCTACGCTAAAAGTTTATGCTACGGACAACCTTATTCCTGAAAGCCTGTATACGTTTGTTGATGATCCAGCACAGGAGATCAAACGTTCCAAAGTGGTTCATTTCAAGGATAAATGGAAATCTCCAACTGATTATTTTGAAATAAGTTACCTGACTTTGGTTCAGTACTGTGCAAAGTGTGTGGGATCTGGTTATTTGGATGACATCAGTTATGATGTTCGAGGAAATTTACCGATACTCAGGGATGAGTATCTTTTGATGCAAAACGTTGAAAAATTTATGATTACAAGAATAAATAGCAACCCTTTTCATTCTTTCTTGGGGACCTCTCTTGAAGGTCTTATAGGAACAAGGGTTGTGAATTCCTCTTTTCTTGTTTCTCAGATTACCGCAGAAATAAGCCGTGCTCTGAACAAATTAAAAGACCTTCAGAGCCAGTATAAACAAACTGGGCGTCCAGTTACTGAAGGGGAGTTACTACAATCCGTTGAAAGTATTACAGTTACGCAGGATGAAGCAGACCCGACTGTTTACAGGGCTAATGTTGTAGTAACTGCTGTTTCAGGAAAAACTGTACAATTTGAGCAACTATTAAAGATAAGAGCATGATATTATGGCGATACCAGCACCCGTAATTTTACTCCCTTCTGGTGGGGCAGATTATGCTACCGATACCAGAACTCAAACCCTTTCCGGAACCACTTCTGGAAATACCCAGCAAATTAGGGTTAACGACTCCTTGTATGGAGTTTCCTATACTGCGGGAGAAACCGCTTGGGCTTGGACTGGTACTTTAGAGTATGGGGTTAATACCATTCAAATCGTTGCAGTTGAGAGAGTTACCGGTCTTACGAGTCCCGTAACTTCTATCAATATAACGGTTACTCAGGAAGATAATTTTATTACGGTAGCTTCTCCTACAGGGATACAACTTAAAAGATATCAGGACAAACTTGAAATTATCTGTGCTCAAAATTCCGAGCCAAATATCATTGGATACAATTTCTATGTGAGCTACCAAAGTGGCGGTGTTAACAATGAGTATGTGAAAATTAACAGTCAAATCGTTAATCAGGTTTCATTCTATCAAGATGTTGTTACTGAAATCAGCAAAACGGTAAATACGGTAGGAGAGATTCGAGTCACAACAATAACAGAAGAAGTAAAAAGAACATACTATTATTCTTATTTTTTCACTGAGGCCATTTATGCCTCAATGGTTGCTCAAGGCCTGATACCTGCAATAGGGTTCAATCAGGATGTTCCTTTCTTCTTTGTTATTTCTGCGGTGATTTATGACCCTCTTCTTGGGCAAAGTACTGAAAGCACATATTCTTTGGAATTAGAAGGATCCCCGATTTCAATCACTACGGGTATTCAAGATCTTCCATCAAGAACCCAAAGTGATATCATCCTGACTTATACCAGAGAGCTTCTTGCTTCTAATTCCGGTATTGATATGAAGCCCGGAACAGTTCTTAGAGACATAGTGGATCCTGTCTCGGAAGAGCAGGCTCGAACATATGTGATTCAGGATTTTTTGGCTAGATCATTGTCTGTTAGCGCTCTGCAGGATTTCGATGATGCTGATGGGGATGCTGTTAGCGATCCTGTTAATCAATCCCTTCCCAAAAAAGCACTTCAGATTGCTTTGTACCTGACAGACCCAAACCAGGTGCAAAGAATTGTTGATGATCAGTTTGATAAATTAGCCTCTAATGTGAATGTTGCTCGAAGAGGATCTGAAAGGGCGATTGGTACCGCTCTGTTTTATACCCCAAACCCTCCCATAAGAAATATGGTTGTTAATGAGGGGGCAGTAGTTTCAACTCTCGGGGACACAGATCAGGGGATCCCGTCTCAGTCTTACCGCTGTACAGAAACAAAAATTCTTTCTTACAATAATAGGGACTCTTTTTACAATTTAACCACACAAAGGTATGAACTTGAGGTCGCAATAGAAGCCGTAAATTCTGGGTCTGCTGGCAACACCGACTCATACACAATTCGAAGCATTAGCTCCGGAGTAGATACGGACTTTTTGGTAGAAAACCCCAACGCTGTGATGTTTGGCCAGGATAGAGAAAGCAATCACGACCTGGCAGGCCGAATAATGCTGGCTTATTTTGCAGATACTGGAACCGAAGGTGGTTACGCAAAAACTGCTGTGTCTGTATCGGGGGTCCAGGGAGTTCGAGTGGAAAAGGCTGGTGATCCTTTAATGTGGCGAGATTACGATGATATCAGGAAAGAGCACATTGGGGGGAAGGTTGACGTTTACATACAAGGAAAACGCTCTAAACAAGTATCGGACCAGATAGCCTTTTCATTTGAATCAGGTACCGGGGGCTTGTCCGGTGAGCAATTTAGGGTTATCAATGCTACAGCCTATCAATTCAAGACAGAGAATCCGAGAGTAACTGCCCATACTCCAATATTTGAAGTAACCCAGGTTTATAATTCCACTAAAGCCAAGAAATATGACATTACAGGCTATAAAATTATCGGCGATGGGGATACGGTAGAACTTGATGAAGCTCTTCCTGTTAATGTTGCTGTAGGTTTAGTGTCAGAAGACATTATTAAGATTGATTATAAATATCGAAGTTCGGATGTCTTTGTTCTTGAGAATCAACCGGTCTCAAATATCGTGTCTGTGGTAGGGCAGATATCTGGAACACTCCCGCAGGATAACTGGGAACTGGTAAAGCTACAAGATCCTCTGGAGGAGGGTTTTTCAACTATTGCCAAAGATGGATTACGGATAAAATATGTGAACGGGCTTCCCGTTACGGAATTTCAATCAATAACAGATGAGGAGCATGTCCTTGTACAGGGTATAAAAGAGCCCCTGCAGTTTATTGGGGTTGATCCTCAGTCAATTATTGTGACCAATTCAGATAAGACGATAACCTACATCAAGGATTCAGATTATACGGTTGATCCTGGTACAGTCTCCTCTCCTACGACAATACTGATGATTGATAATGGGATGATCGAAAATGGTCAACTGACTTTAATCAGTTACATTGCTATCGAAAATTTTACTATTACCTACACGATTAATTCTCTCTTAAAATCTGTCCAGACTGAAATCGATAAGATGAAACATGCTTGTGCTGATGTCATAGCCAAGGAAGCTGTTCAAAATAGTATTGATTTTATTATCACGGTCATTCCTAAATCTGGGGTAACCAATTTTGAACGTTTGACTTCACAAATTCAGACTTCGGTTTCAAATTATATAGCTGAAAAAGGTGTTGGAGTTTCCTTAACTCAGGCTGAAGTAGTGCATGCAATTCAAAATGTTTCTGATGTGGATTATGTTGTTCTTCCTTTTATAAAAATGGCTAAGGCAGATAATTCTTTTATCGTCAGAGATGATATAGGAACTCCTACCTTTCAGATTTATAATCAGGGTTCATCCGTTGCTTATATAACTACGGTTTCAGTGTTAACCTATAAAACCGTGGACAAAGGCGGTCCTGAAACTTTTTTCCGGGGAGTTTTTGAGGATAACCTTGCCTTAATTCTTCAAAACGACCCTTTGGACGTTTCAAATGGTCCAGGACGCGCTTATATCCAGGCAGATGGGAAAATTGTTGTAAGTACAAAGGACGGTGCCTTGCCTGATACAAAAAAATATCAGGTGGCATACTACACCAAAGGTGAGTTAGGGTCGAATGATATCCAAGCATCATCTTTGGAGTATCTGAAAATAGGGTCTTTCTCTGTTACTTATGACACTCCCAGACAGGTGACGAAACAGAGTTTGTAAAGGAAATTTAATATGGCAAATGATCTCGGAACAGGCGTTTCATACGTATATGATGACCAGGGCTATAATTATGATATGCTGGTTTATCAAAAGGGTAAACCGCCCTTGGACTCGGAGCTTAATCTTTCCCAAGAGCTGAGCAACGAGTTACGTTCCCGGCAGATGATGGCTTGGCCATCTGGCTGGATATCCTATTATCCTGTTCATATAGATAGGTCTCTTTCCAATAGTTTTTACACCCAGAACCCTGTTGGGGCAAAACCTGAATTTGCTGTAGTCAATGGCCATGTTATTCACGTCACGAATACAGCAACTCAAGAAGAGAATGCGAATCTCATAGAGTTGGGTAACCCCCCATCTACCGGAAACATAGTAGAAGGGATAATCCTCGAGGTATGGAGAGCCCTTATCTCTCCAAATAGCGTAGCGAATAAGCCAGACACAGCTACAGTAATAGATAGCCTTAACTGTATTTTTATGTATGACAATAACAATGGCTGGATTTGTGGTGATAATGGTCTTCTTTTAGGGACTCAGAATGGTGGTCAGACCTGGTCAGTTCTTTTAATTGATACAAAAAGAAAACTTAATGGTATCTATTATGCTACCCAAGCCATTGGATGGGTTGTTGGGGATAATGGGATTATCGCTCGAACAACGTCCTCGGGGGCCCGCTGGACAAATTTAACCACAGGTATTTCTGAAAATCTTTTATCAATACATGCCGCGAGTCAATTAATTGCCTGGGCCGTTGGGTCCTCTGGGACTATCCTAAAGACAACTAATGGGGTGACTTGGCTCCCTTTAATAAGTGGGGTGACTTCTGATCTTAGAAAGGTTCATTTTTATGATCAGTTAGTAGGTTGGGTTGTAGGAGCTGATGGAATTATCCTGAAAACAACCAATGGTGGATCTTCCTGGGTCCGTCAAACATCGGGTACTGCCGAGGCACTAAATTCAGTCTATTTTTATGACCTTAATTTTGGGTTTGCTGTCGGGGATAATGGGACTATTCTTAGGACATCTGATGGGGGATCCTCTTGGGTATCTCAATCTGGTAACATTTTTACTGGGTCAGGGTATGTAACTACCTCCGAACATTTAAAAGATGTTACCATGGTGCCCACACTGGACCGTCTTGTCACTGATGAAGAAGTTAGTTCCCAACTGGGCCCAGCAGGAACTTCTTTTACTGTTGCCAATACCCCAATTACCAAAGGTGATGGGAATGGCACCGTAACTAATGACCCAAGAGATGTAAAAGTTACCGTTAACGGTACCGAAGTTTTGGTGAACAGCGTTAATGGTACTACGGGGGCAGTTCTTTTGAATGCCCCTCCGGGAAACAACGCAGTAGTCAAGGTGACTTATTTTTACAATGAATCTTGTGCAGTTTTTCAGGGCAAGGCCTGGATTGTAGGAACCAATGGTTCAATTCTCTTTACCCAAGATATAGGGGCTCAGTGGGTACAGCAGAATTCAGGAACAGCCTACGATATCCTCAGTGCGGATTTCATAAACCAAACAACGGGATGGGTTGCCGGAGCTAATTCCATAATAAAAAATACGACAAATAGTGGGAGTACATGGAGTACTCAACAATCGGATCAATTTGTGCGAGAGGTGCAGAGGATTTTCTTTGAAGGTAATATAAAGTCAAAAACATATTTAGCGGACAATTCCATACATCCGGATGCAAATATAGAAACTACCCGTCGGGTTCAAATTCAGTATAAGATTAGGGTTATATCCGGTGCAGACCCTGGGTCTAACCCTGAGGCAGGTCTTTCCACAGGAATCATGGGTGAGGGTCCAAATGTAACGGGAATCTATGCTTATCAGAACATGGGTTCGATTAACGGGGATTACGGGTGTTGGAGAGCAAAGTGTAGTAATACGGTGGATGGGTATGTGTATGCAATTCCGATGTATTTCGTTAATAGGAGAAATACTTCGACATACGATCCTCAAACAAATCCAAATGGGTCACATCAAAAGAATACCGCTTTTATTCGCCCAGATTTATTAATTGCCACTAATGTTGTGGAATCAGACATACTTGATGTTAGAAGAAGAATAGTTATACCATCAATACAAAAGCTGATGACTGCACATTATGATGAGTTAATGGCAAATATTCTTAAAACAAATTTCTTTCGATCAAGTGAGGGCGGGGATCGCTATGGTATAGAACTTCTTCAGGTAGATCGTGTTGGAGGAACCACAGCTAATGGTGGAAAATTGATTAGTTATATTACTTTGGCTGATGTAATGGCTGATGGGCTCTCCTCAGAAGTTTCTATCGAGACAGAATTGATGGATGTCCCTGCGTCTTCTACTGTACCCCTACAGCAAATACTTGGTCCTGTTTTGGGTATATTCCATCCACAGGAAACTCACTATAAAGTCACCTATCAGGCTTCAGAGACATCTCCCTATTTTGGGAAACCTGTTCCGGGATATTTTTCTGGTCATGGTACAGATAGGGTAACGTTTGTTTTCGATGAGTCTGCGATCACAACTTTGGAGGAACCGACTCTTACTGCTTATCGTATTTCTGCAGACTGGATAAGCCCCAAATCAACAGCGTTGACTTATGTTCCTTCTGAACCAAAACTGGTGAAAAATTTTAGTGGACAGGGCTCAGCAGGTTTTTTCTATCAAGGTGTTTCTGATACTGATGAGTATCGGGTGATAGAAACCTGGAGTTCAGGGATACCTAATTTAAGGAATTATGCGATAGCCTATCGGGTCAACTCTGCTACTGATACGGAACAGTACTACAAAGCCTCTTCTGTAGAGGTTCATTATTTTACCAAGGTTTCAGCCTCTGGGTCTACATTGACTATTCCACTCACAGTATATCCAGATGCTCAGGACGTTCCTTATTCAATCTATTCTGTACGAAGGATAAAGAATATAACATCAGGGTTTTCTCACAGGATTTTGAATATTGAAATACAATCGTCTCAAATCATAGTTACTGCTGTCCCTGGCTTCGAGTTTATTTCGGGGTCTACTGTTGAGATAATAGCAGGAGCACTGTCTTCCTTAGGGGATACAAATGTCCGTAATGGGGCTACAGTAAATTTCAACCCGTTTTTGAAAAAAATATCGAAATTTTCCAAATCGATTACGGTTACAACAACGCCTTCTTTCCCCATAACTGTTACGGTAGCAAATGCTGAGATCTTAGGATGTTCCACTACGGAAACTGCCCAAAGTCTAAATCAGTTTATTTATTGGAGAGATTCAGGTGCAGGGGCAATAATGCAAACAGTATCCGTAACGGGTTTCGGTACAGATACCATAACAATTGATGACTCGGCTTTTACTCCTGGGGATATTATTACGATACAGCTTTTGGTTAAAGAAAATCTTCTTACCTACATGCAGGACACAACAGTAAATGATGGTTTGATGATTTCTTACAATTATATACCCCCACAGTGTCAAGCTAATCTTCCAGAGTCTTTGACAGTTGAGGCAGTGATTGTTCCACCGGTCATGTACATTTCAAATCTTGGCTCTGGAGGTGGGGTACAAGGCGTGCCCTATTTAACTCCTTTGCAACATATCCCGGTCAATGACTCAAGTATTGATGGGGATAGCATATTCAATAACAAAGATCCCATGCATTTTTCTAATGTTACAATAGACACGGGATATGTCCAAATGCCGATATACATTCCTGGAAGTTTCTCTGGGAATATTACTCTATCTGAGCCCACTCTGGACAAAGTATCAAGGCCTTTTTATTCGAAAGTTTCAAAAGAAATCTCCTTTACATGTGAGGGGTTACAGGTTTCAGCTCCGAGAAAAATCTTTATCCCAATGATTGCAAGAATAGAAGACAAGTTAAATAGAATTTATATGCACGGAGAATATGTTCTATTGATTTTTTCAAGAAGTGCTTTTTCCGATCGGGAAAATAAAGGCGGTTACTTTTCAGGTGGTAACTGCTCAGTCTCTGTTTATCGTATCCCAAACAGACCTATCAGCAGGATATCCTAATTATGTTAGAAACTTTATTTAGTAAAGATTTTTGTTTTTCGGTGTCTGATTCTACTGTATATGTAAATCAGGGTACAGCGCGGATTGGGAATACCATATTACCTTTCCGTGGAGATACTATCCCTTTTCAGAGCATAGTAGATTTTGGTGATCAAACGAACGTTTATCAATACTCAGCCCTTGTTCTTCAGAATTTCAATTCTTATGCGGATCTTACAGCGGTGGTATCTTTGCCGGCTGACTCTACCAGAAGGCTATCGTACCCGGAATTTATCCCTGATACAAGCAATACCTATTCTCCGGTGTTTCCGATTGGCCTTTTTTTGTTTCATACTCCGGATGGATCTTCGATTAATCTGATGACATCACAAAGGATTGTTTGCTAATGGCTCAGTTTTATTATGATCCTGAGAAATTAGGCCGTCGCAGACTGCCCGATAATAAACAATATCGGGCAGATTTACAAGGGAGATCTGATCTTCTTTTATCTGCATTGCAGGACCTTGTTGCCAGCAATTATCCCAAGACCCCTAACAGTAATCTTGGTATTCTTTATCGTACATTAGGGCGTGAATTTGCTCGTCTCCAGCAATCTGTTGAACTTATTAACAACGATAAAATTTTTACTCAGACACGAATTGAATACATACAGCAGATTCTTGGGGAAAGACTCTTTCTTGGTGAACGCATAACTCCTACAAATTATAGCGATGTATCCTATCGAGAATACTTGATAGCTATTAAGGATGCATATCTCAGTGGTAGTTCTAAACAAAATATAGAATCTATAGTAGAGAGATTTACAAAACAACAGATAAATCTTAAAGAGATTTATTTAGAATCCAGAAAGCCCGCCTCTGCTTATGGGCTTATTGATACCCATAAGATGGTCCTCGAGGTTTTTGTTGATGATATTCTGAATTCTGGGAAAGACCTGGCGAGCCTTACTACTGAACTTAACTTTTTTATTAATTTGGTTCGTCCCGCCCACGTCCTTTATGATACGAAATTTATTTGGACAGAACGATTCGACATTAATAAGATCCATGACCTGTTTTTTGGGGATACAGGTGGCGGTTGTATTCCTATCTATCTTTATAAACCCTTTGATGAAGTAGTTGTTCTTGGCCGGCAGATTTTGGTTGTTGAACCGCCTTCATCAGTTCTCCTTACCGGGCCTTCATTATTGCCATCGAATCCTACTGGGAATATCCATAGGATTTCTTCTATTCATTCTAAGGATCAAGTCATTTACCTTGAAAACGGCACAAAAGTTGTAGTAGAGCCAGGGGTAGATGGTACACAGATATTTGGGGTAAATGGAAAACGAATTCTATTTGAGAATCTTCAAATAGGGCAGTATATAAGGTTAACGTCATTAACGATCCCTGGTGATTTTCAATTCTACTGGCTACCACCGGACCTTGTAACGGATTACAATTCTCGATTCTATAAAGGGGTATTTCGTAAACCGGCTTTTCAGGAATTTGTTAAGAAATTAATGGATCGTCATGGGCGCTTCCCTGTCCAGGTACGGACTACAGATACGACCCTCTGCGACCGATGGGTGCAGGATGCTCTGCAACCCATGTATGAAGATCTTAGAAAAAATTGTCAGGACCTTTCAGAAAGCAAAAAGTCCTATACGGTATCTCTGGCGGAGCGTATGTGGTCCCCAAGATTTGCCTGGGAGAATATCCAGGGGGCCAGTCTTGGAAGAGAGAAAACCGGAGACATATTCAGCTTTACTATGCCTTATGCCCCCTTAACGGATGGGTCCGGAGGTACTGCAACTCCAGTCAGCATCGGGGTTCTAAAAGGCTTAACTCCTATTTATGATGCAGTACGTTCGGTAGATTCAAGTTCGTCCTATATCAGTCTGAACAACACTTCAGAGTATTGGGATTCTTCTGCCGGTGGTGTTCCGATAACAGGCCAAGAACTAACTTTTAATTATTATTACAAAACAGGGCTTAGTGATTCTACTGCATCAACCACTTGTTTATTCGGGGTAGCTCAGTGGCAACTCCCCAATGTTCCTGTATCTAATGGATCCGGGACAAACACTCTTGCTCTTCCTTCGGATGTTAAAGTTTCCGTAGATGGCACGTATATTCCAGATGCAGTTGCAGAGATTAACCCAATCCTTGGCCATGTAACTCTTCAGTATTATAGAGACTTCTGGTTGGCATCCCCATTAGGGCGAACGCCTACAATCGGGGATCAGATAAATTTCGATTATTACGAAAGTGGTACGTCGAATTACTCCATGCTTTGGGATGATATTGCACGGGATTTTGATGATGATATGATCTTTGATGGGGCTGAGGGTGCTTCAGATCCTACCAGAACCCCTGCACCTAAATATGACCCGTTAACGATAGGGTATAAGTATCGGGCAGATTTGTTACATCATGCTTCGGTTTTGAATTCACCAGATACTTTGCTTTTAAATAATTATCAGAAGCCAGCTACAAGATCTTCTATTGTAAATCGCCAGGATAATCTTAATCATTTTAATTATTTCTTCAGCCCCGAGCATTTGTATGATAAGAGTTCCCAAATAATTCTGAATGATAAATATCTGGATCAGCCAAACGACCCCATTTTGAAATTGGGGTCGGGTACCCCACCTTTCCAGAAAACTTACTCTTATCAGCCTGATTTGATTCATCAGAGAAAGCTCCAGAATGTTCGTAAGCACCATCATCCATTGATGTACACAGATCTGTTGCTCAAAGAGTATCGTTATGGAAACGAAAGCGTTACCTTAAGTTCGATATGTGATCAGGCTCGCTACTCTTTCAAAACTCGGTTTAAAGAAGACCTTAATAAACTAAAAGAGTGCGAATCTTGGATGCTCTTTGATACGGCCGTTATTGATCTACAAAATGTTACTATACCGAGTGAGGTTGGAGGGGTAATAAATCTCAGAGTAGCCTCGAAGAAATTGAGGAAGAATTTTGTTTTAAGAGAGACGTCACCCAACAATGTGTCGTCGAATACCTATTCTGTGTATATGCCGATCGATGCGCCCCTGACAGTTTTCTATCTTCCTGAAACAATACCATACAGAATTGGGTCAGATACCATTGATTTTCCGGCATTGCCTGCTATTAAGGATTTTAACACACTGGCGACGGCAGATGATGTCGTGGTGAAATTAAGGGGCGACGTAGTACATGGACTAATAAAGTCTTTTGATCCTGTCACCGGATATGTTGAAATTTTCAATCCTGAAAACTACATTGTCAATAGTTTCGTTCAACTGACCCAAAGAGACATAGACCTTAAATTTGTGTCTCTACCAAGTGTGCCGTTACGTCCTGACTTGGTTCTTATGGGAATCTACCGGGGATCTCCGCAGGAATATGGAGTCGATTTCTTTGTTATAGGGGATACCGTTTACTGGAATACCACCCCTCTTGAGAGCATCCTTGAGGCTGGTGATGTCATTCGATTCAGCTATCCCGTATATGCCTTAAGAGACGCTACCATTTCTTTTACTTACAACATTCGAAGCGTAGGGCTGGCAAGGGTCATGGATCGGGACCGCTCCAGAGTATTTGACTGGGAGCACGTATTTCCAGCTCAGTGTTTCGACGGTTTTGAGAATACCTTAAAAGTCCAGTTTAATGAGTATGTCAATTATCTTAGTGATTACAGCTCCGGGATAAAGTTCACGTATTTCAATAAAGATACCTATCAGATTGAGGAGCATGTTTTTACTGGACCTGTTTTTGAGTCCTACGACCCTCACGACGATGAGATAAGCTCTCCAGAGTCATTTCCAAATGCTCTGGTCAAAATAAGGAATCCTTTGAACCCGGCAAATCCGTTAAATCTCCTTACAAACTATGGTTACATCAACGAACCATCAGTTCGTATACGGAAGAAAACGATAAGGGAACTTTTGCCGGACAGGTCTTTTAGAACATCCAAAATTATGGAGGTTTTGCCGGTCTAAGTAATGATGTTCTAATACCTTAGATCTTTTTCTGATTATCTTCTAATAAATATACTTTTATAGGATGTTTGCATATTATACAGGAGAATGACATGCTTTTTAAAGAAAACTTAAGAAGGACGTTGGAAGCTACCTTTGGGGGTTTCCGCCTAAAGCACGATGAAACAGTGAAAGGCTTAAAAGGGGAGTACCGGATTACTCTTCGGGAAGCCTGTTCAGGCCGTATTCTTGAGGAGCGTGTTGGCCACAATATCATAGTTAATACTGCATCAATATTGATTTCCCGTCTTCTGAAAGACAATACCGAGCCCTCATCTGGTATATCCTATCTTGCAGTAGGTACTGGAGGAGTAGGCTGGAATCTTCAGAACCCTCCACAGCCAACGAATACTCAGGTGAAACTTAATAACGAAATTTCCAGGAAAGCTTTTACGACTGAGGATGTTTCTTTTATCGATCCGGATACTGGGGATCCAGTACTTGTTCCTACTAACGTGGTGGACTACACAGTTACTTTTGCTGAGACTGAAGCAGTAGGGCCCCTTGTTGAGATGTCCCTGTTTGGTGGAGATGCCACAGATCTAACAGATAGTGGAACAATGGTCAATTACCGAACTTTTCCGGTTATAAACAAAACGAATTCAATGACCTTGACAATTACATTCAGGATCACGGCTTAATGCTCTTCGAATACTTAACAGTACCACCGGTCATCAAGATATCCTGTGTAAATGACCGGTTCGATATAATAAAGGATAAATTTTTTCACTGCTTTTTTAATGGTAATGCTGTTTTATCTTCAAAGAGTACAGATGAGTATTTTGGTTCGGTTGTCGGTATGCTGGTGAGGTCATCGATACAGGTTCCGAATGCACCAATTGTAATAAAGGCGGAGAATACTTTTTCCGATCAGATTAAATCGATTATAGATATGATAAACAAGTCAAAGCAGGAAAAAATTAACGTATTGGAAGAGAAACCTGATGAACTAATGGAAAATAAGCCATCAGAATATCCAATGCGTGCAGAGTCTATTAACAAGTATCAGGAGAATCTTAAGAGTTTTACAGAAACCTATGAGGACGCAGTTAACCTGTCAGAGGTTCTTCTTAAGACATCTTTTCCTAAGACAATGTGGGGAGCAAAAGAACTGAATGGTTGTTTGTCAAAGATGAAAACTGCATCAGCCGAACTTGTTAGTAATATTGAAATTTTTGAGACCGCAGCAGAACAGACTGATTTCCGTATGAATCATTTGGTTCCTTGCCTGTCTGGGAAAATTTCTTCTCACAAGCGGGCGGAGGACTCGATCAATCATATAGTTACAAATTTTTTAACGATGAAAAGAATGATGGCTTCTTACCTGCAGTCTTTTCACAGGCTATACGCGAGTGATCAGCTCTTTAAGAAATATACGGGATATCCGGCAACATGGTTTTTTGATCCATCCGTGTTTTTTAATTTTATGGAACGATATGAGGATGTGTCTGATAATCTTATTGAAGCTTCGAGAGCTGAATCTGCCGTGATACGACCTTTGTACGCCTGGAAAATCAAAGTAATGGGAGCATAAAATGTCAGATTATCTTGGACCAAACCAGACACGAGTATTAGATTCGGAAAATAGAAATTTCGAGTCTGTCATTTATCAGAAACGAAAGCCACCCCTATCTTCCGAAGTGAACCTCGGGGGTAAGGTTGACACAGACCGTGCTCAACTTACCATGAAATCTCTTGTTCCGAGTGGCTGGTCCTTTATAGGTCCTATTAAAGATGCAATAGCTCCCTCTTTGTGTCAGGCAGGCACAGTAGTGTGTGATCCCTCCTTCCTCCGGAATAGTTTTAAGCTGGTTTCGCTGGATGAGGGTCAAGATACTCAAAAAAATATTGCATGGGTTAATGGGTGGAGAGTCCTAATTCAGGGATCAAGTTCATCTGATGAGAATAATATTATCGTTCTTCAAGATCCTCCGACAATTGGCACCCGGGTTGACTTTATTTTCCTGGAAGTATGGCGTAAGCTGATATATCCTTCAGATACTATTTACAAGCACGGAAATGTCCTCTATGGTGGAACCAACTACAGCAATGATCTGATTGACCCTGCAATGGGTATTGAGACCTCATTGAGAATTCAACTGCAGTATAGAATTCGTGTAGCTTCCGCTGATATTGAAAGCTACCCAGACGGTTTTGATCCGAACCTGGTTTTTGTTCAGGGACCTCTCCCTGAGCCTATTACTACATGCAGTCACGCCTATTTTTCTCCTGTCGAAGGAGATCCAGGCCTTTGGTATGCAGGTGCTGGTGATGATGTTGCCCAGGAAACCTTAGGGACTGTTGACGGTCATACCTATGCTATCCCAATGTTTGCGGTACGTCGTCGCAATACGAGTGCTTATACCCCTGACACCAGATCCAATGGTGCATCCAGATCTCTTGCTGACTATGTGGCAGGTTTTGCATCTGATCGACCAGACAACCTGTACAATGACTGGATAGTTGCAGAAGATATTCTTGACATGAGACATAAAGTAATATCCCAAGAGAATGTTAAGGAGCTTTGCGAAAATGCCTTTTCAAAGCTTGTTAATAACAGGCTTCCTGGAAAGATGACCAAAAGTTCTCTTGGTGAAGACAGCTATGGAATCACTCTTGTCCATCCAGATGCAATTTCTTACATAGATCGCCCGGGATCAACCAGAATTGCACAAGGGGATGGAATCCGCAGGATTTTTTCTAATGCTCAACTTGATCAGCCCGAGAGCTTTTCGGTACGCACGGTAGCCCAAAAAATAGCGGGTACGCCAAACATTCCGTGGGCTTCTGGAGATGCAGTTCAGATAAATTTATCTGGATATCCTGCTGGGACTCAAATTGTAGGTCTTAAGGAAGTCTATACAAAACAGGTAGGAGTATTGGCTCCAAGCCAGTATTCTGCAACGGCTTTGCCTACATCTACTCTTACGATCACCTTAGGGGCATCGGCGGTGGTTTTAGGGACTGCCTATCCACTTACTTTTGAATACACGCTTAGATTCCCTTCAGGATCGAATGGGCTGACTCATGTTCCAAATCTTTTTCTCGAATGTCGTAGAGAAGATTCAACGTCTTCTATTGCGATGATGGACCAGGATATTCGGGTTAGAAATTCTTATCCGATAGGGACAACCGACGGTACAAAATTTCCCATGCTGATGAATCGTGGCGGGAGTATTACAGAACCCTATGACTTTGGTCATCAGATGATTTATCATGCCGTTGGGAATGGTACACAAATTTTCACTGTTCCAAGAAGCATTAATGGGTATACCATCCTCGGCCTTATTAGTATCAAGGTTGGAGGGGCTCTTCGAGTTAACCCTCAGATAACGAGAAATTCCACAACATATACAATTGATGTGGGTTCTCCGATAATAGACATTGGAAGAGACATAGAGGTTGTCCTCTATACTCAGAACAAGATTTTTGATGCGAACAAACAGGGTCGAGCAATTACTAATTGTTGGGAAATGCTTGAACTTATCCCTGATGAAACAGCCGATGGTGGGCGTCAAATTTTTCATATAGATTCTCAGGACAAAGCTATTTTAGCTTTGTCAAGCTACGCAGGGGATAACGGTGCGGGATTTGTTTATGTAAATGGAACACGAAAAGTGTTGGAAACGAAAAACACCCAATTTCCATACGATTCTACAAAAACCTATGGGACAATTGAATTTTCGGCACCGGACACTCCTGCACCAGGAGCAACTATAGAGGTCCCGACTTTTCTTCATAGTGCAATCAGCCCTACGGAAGGCTATACATTCTTTTATAAAACCCTACCTTATCAAGGGCTCCTTGATTCTTCAACAACAGGAGTTATTGAGGCATCAGGTCCTGCCATAACAACGACGTCAGGATCTGGTACAATCACGGACTATACTTATTCTTTAGGTATGGCCAGATTAACTGATACTACAGTTGTGTATGGGTTTAATACTGAGTGGGCCAGTAATGTGAAAGCAGGCCAGTATATCAGAGCCAATTCGGACGCTACCAGAGAGTATGGGATCAAAGAGGTTTATAACAACACTACATTATTCATTAATGCGGTCCCAGATAAAACATCGGCCCCTTCTGGTGAAGCCTATTCGATAATTGCAAAGGATCAGCCGGCATTTTTGCAGAGAAACATAATTGATCTTCTTCCTGCATTAAGTTCCCTTAAGGACTCCAGTGGGAGAAACAGCTCTATAAGCACCGCCGTCTCTGATGTCTACCCGGTAATTGAAACCAGAACGGTTTCCCGTGTACAAGATATAGAGGCGCTTCCTGAGGGGACCGTCTGGATAGGTTTAAATGTGGCCGATAGGGGTCGGTCTTCAATTCATATTTCTTCAGAGGACTTAGCTCCGTTAGGGCTTGGAAATCTCGGTTTGAAGTTTGAGAAGTTGTCAACATCAACAAGCTATAAGAAAACCTTTAAGTCTTATATAATGAACAAGAATAATTCCGGTCAATTGTTCTTACTGGTTGTCGGCAGTGAAACAGATAATACATCGGCATCATGCTTTTTTAGCCAGACTTCAAACTCAGATTCAGTGGATATTTTTGAGCTGCCTGGGAGGCCTTTGGTTGTGCGGAGGATTGTATAATGGCGGAACATACACTACATGAGATTCGGGTATCTTTTGATGCACCCCCATTGAAAGCACTTAATCCTGAATCCTTGACGATTGAAAAGTCTAAGGAATTTGAAGCTAATTTTCAGTGGATAAAATATGCAATCCTTTTTACAGATAAGGATATGAACTGGTATACCTATATTACTCCTTTATATCCTTGGGGGGATAGACAAAAGGGCGGTCAGGAACTTCTGGCTTCTGATTCGGTAGGAAATATTAAGAAAGACACTGAAGTTAAAATATCACCGGAAGAAGTAGAAAAAGAATTTTCGAGTTTTCTAAAGAAACCCGAACTATTCCCTAAGGCACAGGTATCTTATCTTAATGCCAATAAATCAGACAAGCACAAATATTCATCAGAAGAATTCAAAAGGGATTTTGTTGATAGTGGTAGATACATTTTATTGACCAAGGATCGTCGATTTGTAGATCCTCTTGGGAGAGAAGTGGGAAAAAAAGGACAGCCTAAGGAAGAAAAAATGTCAAATATTCACAGGAAAGCCGTAAATTTGGTCAAAGAAAAAAATTACTATTCTGGTGGTTTTGACATTATGAAGAAGTTGTTTAAAAAACAACATCAGGAACAGCAAAGAAAACAGAAAAAAGGGAAGTAGCCTATGGCTGACAGATATTGGATTAAAAATTCAGCCGGTGATTGGAATAATATTGCCAATTGGTCAGATTCCCCTGGGGGCTCCGGTGGTTTCTCTGTCCCCGGGCCTTCAGATAATGTGTATTTCGATTCCAATGGTACCGGTCTTTGCACTGTAGATATTTCAGTACTTATTCAGTTGATGGATATGACCAACGGGTCTATTAAGTTCAATGGAAAGCGGTTTGAGACCCTTGGTAATCTGAAAATTCGTGGTGATGCTGTTGCCACACCTACCGGTTTGAACAACTCCTTTATTGTTGTTGGCGGTGATTTGACCCTCACAGGTAAACAGACTGCTTACATGGATCTTCTGGCTACTGCTCCATGGGATCTGACCGTTACGGGCATCGCCAATGTCCAATTTGTGAACGTGGCCAATTCCAACGCCTCTCGTGGGTCTACCATAATGGCAGCCAAATGTGGTGATGGGCTGTTTAACAATAATTGGTCCATTTCTCCCATGCCAACATTGGAAGAACCGAAATCGGAAACGATTACTCTGACAGGAGCCGATATCAGTAATAAATATGTCCTCCTAAATAGGACTCCAGTTGCCGCCTCTGAAGTAGCAGTATCGGTTGTTAAGGGATCCTCTCAAATTTATGGTATTGATTATTATGCCATTGATAACCAGCTTCGATGGGACGGTAAGACCCTTGATGGTATTTTGAGTTCGGGCGATCAGTTAAGCGTGATTTATTCAGTTGACAACTGCCTTAATTTTTTCAAGCTGACTCCAGTCAGAAATAGTCGACGAGTCGTTTCCAGGATAAACAAAGAAGTTTTATTGGAGATGACTGCGTTGGCAGGTAACGGCTATTTTAACAGTGCTTCAAAGATAACCCGCGTTGATATTATTTACGAGGACAACAATTTCCGCGAAAGAAAAAGGGTCATTCATGTTGGTCAGAACCTTGAAGGGCAAACCTTCTGGTCCGAGACAGCAAGCTCCGGCCTCTGGAGAAAGATGCGTGCTCGAGTTCGTGACACCGATGGGGCGGAGCTTTTTATTGAGCGGGATGTAATAGGGGCTGAGCAAGATCTCACTTTGGCTTGAATATAACCCCAATATTTCCAGACCTTTAGAAAATAAAGCTCGGTGTTGGTTAAACAATGCCGGGCTTTTATTGTACCATGTATTAGAGATGCACAAATCATTGGAGAGTGTTGAAAATGGCTGAAAATTTCGTAAAAATACCATCTATATACCCGAAACTGATAGAGTTACGTAAGTCTACCACGGCTGAATTCAAGCCGAACAAGTATCTCAAGCCTGAAACGAAACTTCGCTATTATCAGGTAATAGGTGCTCTCCATATGATGCTCCTTAATAGAATGGTTCTTGGCGACGCGACAGGTATTGGAAAGACGCTTCAGATGATTGCTGCTTTCAGTTTTCTTTTAGAAAATGACCCTTCGTTAAAACTGATTGTGCTTTGTCCGAAGTCCGCCATGTTCCAGTGGAAAGAGGAGTTCGAAAAATTTACGACCGGCATAGAATGTCGAGTCATTACCAATGAGTTTGCGGGAATGACCGGCTATAATGCGCGGAGTGCCCAATATAAGCAGTTTAAAGAACAGGTCCTTGTCATGGGTTACACTCCACTCATGGATGAGTATGAGACAGTAAAAGCGACCCTGGGCTCGAATTACATGGTGTGCTTCGATGAAGTCCATGTATTTAAGAATCGTAAGACCAAAACATTTTTTGCCTGCCAGCAATTGGCTGATTCAGCCAGCAGGGTTTATGGTCTCTCGGCCACCATTATTAAGAATACCTTGGAAGAAGTATGGAGTATCTATGCGGTTGTAGTCCCCGGGCTTTTTGGGAATATCACATCATTTTGTAAGATGTTTTGTGAGCAGAAGCTCATGAAACTGCACATCAACGGCAAAGACAGGTATCTTCCTAAGACTATAGGGTACAAGAACTTAACTCAATTTAAGCAACTGATTGACCCTTATATACTCACTCGAAAAAAAGAAGATGTAGCGTCTGAATTACCTAAATTGATTTCCCGCAAAGCAATTTTGGAGATGGAGCCAGAACAGAAAGAGCTTTATAAGAAGGCACTGTCCGGGATCATCTACGAGGAGCGGATCAAGAGGGAATATTTTGAAGTTTATGATAAGGTCCGTGCTGGGAATACGGATGAAAAGACTCTTGCCCTCTACAATGAGCGTAAGGAAAAGTACGACAAATATCTTACTGAAGATGGAAGAAAAAGAGGGAAGTTGGCTGCTCTGGTGTACTGTCAGATGATAAGCAATGGGCCAAAATTAGTTAATGATCCCCATGATTCCAGCAAAGAGATTGAATTTGAACGGCTGATATCAGAAGAACTTCTCACTGAAAAGATATTGGTTTTTTCTCGATTCAAAAGTGGCCTTCATGTGCTTGAGTCGATTTGTGAGCGGTGCGGGGTAAAGTACACGAAGATTACGGGAGATGTTCTTACTACCCAAGAAAGAGATCAGGCCCGATTAAAATTCCAGAATGATCCGGAATGCAGGGTTATGTTTATCACTACTGCAGGTTCTGCTTCGTTAAATTTGCAGGCTGCAGGAGTAATCATCTTCTATGACACGCCTTGGAGCTATGGTGATCTTGTTCAGACTATAGGGCGTGCCCAACGAATTGGAAGCCTTCAGGAGCATGTCCTTCTTATTCATATGATAAATAAAGGGACCATTGACGTACGAGTAATGAATAGGGTGTCGAAGAAAAAAGATTTAAGTGATGAAATATTGGGGGATACCGCAAAAGGTGCCCTGGTATTCACTGAGGATGACGACACCCTTGATGCACTTTATCAAGATATTCTCGAGGATGCAGAACATGAAGTGTGAATATTGTAATGGCACAGGGGAAACCATGATCCCTGTGCTCCATGAAAGAACCAAGTTAAAAAGAATGGCAAGCGTACCTTGCGTATGTCTTGCATCAGTTATTGTTTCCAGAGAAAACAAACTCATTCAATATCTGAATACAACATACCTGCATCCCGACAAAATGGATCCTCAGCTTTTGTTCAAGCCGTACGATCTCATAAACAGCCCGAATTTTATCATCACCGGGAATTATGATACCTTTGTGCTTCAAATAAAATCACTCCTTATGAAAAACCGGTTTATTAACCCTAAGCCAAGAATACTGTTTGCCCGATCAATCGATATCGTTCAGGATTATTATATAGCCAAGGATGATGATACATGGCTACATCTTTCTGCTCTTTCCGATTTTGATCTTGTTATTGTAAACTTCGGAACTGTTGAGAAGAACAAGGCTATTGCTCCTTGCATGAGCCATTTAGCACAGATTCGAAGGGAAGAAAAAAAGCCAACGTGGATATATCTTCCCATTTTAAAGCCTACAATTGCTCAGTGTGAGCAGGAGAAGTCGACGGAGCTTGAAGAGATTATCAAGACCTATGAAAAAATTACTATCTCTTCTCAGAATGCCGTTATAAAAAGTAATGAAATAACTAAAAGTAAAAATTTTGCCGCTGGATTCAGCCCTGTAGGATAACATATGAAAAGAATATTCAGATCTATAATTGATGTCCCTAAAGACGGTCGCCCTACTATTGACATGGAAGACCTGGATCAGAATTATCGTGCTTTTCTGGCCAGCAAGGTAAAGCCTGAGGATCCATCTTATATCACTTTATACCATTGGATTGAAGCTCACCATCGGGAGTACAAAGAATTACCTTCTGTAAATCTCCTGAATTCCAAAGCAGAAAAAGAGGGTAATGAGGGAGTACTGGCATCAATTCGGGACATCGTCCCTGAATTCCCTTATATTCGATCCGATTATAAAGCGATCCTCAAGGAGAAATTCGAGGAGCAATCAAATGCTTCCCTTCAAAAAGCATTGCAGGAAACCTGGCAGATAGCCAATGATGGTTTAAAAATAGGGAAAAAAGAGATCAAGGGTATTGGGGCTGCTATTGAGTATATCATCAGCAAATCCCGCGATTTCCGAATGACGAATCTGACTACAAAAACTGAAAGCGATATAAAAACCACTGTTGATAGTAAAGAAGTTATAGATCAGTACAAGCAAAGGAAAGCTGACCCATTAAGAAATCTGGGGATGTATACCTTTCTTGACCGCATCGATGATAGTGTTCGTGGATTGAAGCCTGGGGAACTGATGATGGTCGCCGCCTATGTAAAACAAGGTAAGACCATTACCATTACCAATCTGGCCTATAACGGGGTTATGCAGGGACTTAATGGGATGTTTGTTACTCTGGAGATGAATTTTCAGGAAATGCGTGACATGCTCTATGTTCTCCACACCTGTAACGCTGATTGGCTTGACCATCAAAAGTACAAAGGACTTATAGGAAACGTTACTTATGATAAGGTAAACTATGGCGAGCTATCAGATATGGAGCAGGAGTTTTTTGAATTCGCCTCGATGGATTTTTCCTCTCGTACAGACTTTGGAAGTCTGTATGTCCATCAGCCTACTGAGAGTTTAACCCCGTCCAGACTTGAGATGCTGGCCTATGATTACAATGCCCGCCTTATGGATGTTGGCAAAACCTTGGACTTCCTGATCGTTGACTATGTCGGGCTAATGGTACCAGATCAGAGCGATCGTTATGGGGATTGGAATATTGACCTCAATAACGTGATAAAAAAGCTGAAGAACATGTGTATTAATTTTGACAACGGACGGATGCTTCGTATCATCAGCCCATTCCAGATAAACCGGCAAGGACATAAAGATGCTGAGAAAAATGACGGGATGTATAAACTTTCCGCTTTATCAAATGCCAACGAAGCTGAACGGTCCTGTGACTTAATTATCTCAACCTATATGAGTGACGAGATGAAAAAGTCGGGGATCATTAAACTGGCTTGCTTAGCTCATCGAAAGGGTGCCGGGTTTGATCCTTTCGAGGCCCACATAGACTTTGGAACTCGGCAGATACGAGAGTTTATACAGAAAAAGAAGACAGAAGAAAAAGAGAATACTGTCGGTGTAATCCCCTTGGACGTATAAGATGAGTTTGAAAGACCCCCAAAAATTGAGGGATCTTATTGTAGATACTCTTAATCTTGCAGATGTGATGCTGGCCTATAAGGTCAGCTTTGCTTATGACCCACATCTTGCCAGCGAGGTTCAATTCAAATGCCCTATCCATGGGAAGGATTCGAAGCCTTCTGCTCGATTGTATAATTCTACTAAATCCTGCTATTGCTGGGTATGCAGGAAATCTTGGGATGTTGTTTCTTTTGTCAAAGATATGGAGAAGCTGTCCTATAATGAGACTTTGGATTACATAATAAAAAGATACAGGATTGATACATCATCAATTCCTGAGACACCTGAACTGGGGCTTCCTGACCGAACTTATTCTGTGAAGGAAGTAGACGTAATACAGATCAGGTCAAATATTATTGACCTAAGACAGAAAATTCCATTTGAAAAATATCGTGCTCTTTGTGCTGCTTTCTTTATGACGGAGTATGCAATATCAAAAGGGGCGGATTCAACGGAAAGTTTAAATAAAATACAGGATAAAATACTATGCCTAAAGTCACAACCATAGGTTTTGAAGAATATCTCGAAGACAATGTCAAAGACATCACCAGGGCCATGGCCTGGATGAAAGATAAGAACATGAAGCTCTGTGAAAGCACCCAGGAGCTTCATGATTTCATTGATAAATGCATAGAAAGAAATGTGTGTGCTCTCGACCTTGAGGCTACCGGGCTGAATACCAGAGTGAGAAAAGATGGAGTGCCCTACATCAAAATACTCGGATTCAGCATAGCTTATGACGTTTCAAATGCCATTTATGTGGCAACTAACCATAGAGGAGGGGTAGAGTACAATCTTCCTGAGGCCCCTGTCATGGACGAGATACGTCGGCTATGCAATAACTGTATCATCATAGTCCACAACGCCAAATATGACCTTCAAGTGCTTAAAAATGAGGGGATCATTGTTAATCAGTTCGATCGCTTTGAGGATACCCTGATCCTTGCCCGATTGTATGATGCAGGCCAGAAAGAAATCGGTCTGAAATATCTCTCGGATAAAATCCTTAATCAACCCATGGTCGACTTTGATGAGATTACAGGGGGAACCAAGCAATTCACTCTGGTTTCTCCCAAGATCTGCTATATCTATGCAGCTTCCGACGCTATCTGTACGTATGGGTTGTACGAATTTTTCATGACGCAAAAAACGGTCATTGATCAAAGGCCTATTTATAACCTTGAAAAACGCCTCGTACCTGTCGTTATGCAGATGGAGGCAAATCTTATAAAAATAGACCGGGAATATTTACTGAAGGAAAAAGATCGGATCAAGACAAAATTGACCGACATTGAAAAAGAGGTGCATGAGCTGGCAGGAGAAGTTTTTAATATAGCCAGCACCCAGCAGTTAGGAAAAATCCTTTTCGATAAACTTAAATACCGTTATCCTGAAAAAGAGAAGACCGCCCGAGGGCAATACAAGACCGATATAGCTACGTTGGAAAAGATTGCAGACGAACATCCGATCGTGAAGAAACTTATTGAACATCGGGAATTGGAAAAGTCCTTGGGTACGTATGTCGAGAACCTAATTAAGAACTGTGATGAGGATAACTGTATTAAGCTGTCTTTTAATCAAAACGGAACGGATACTGGGCGGTTCTCTTCCCCAGGAGGGAAAGGTATCGATCAAGATGGTTATTCTGCCGTAAATGTGCAATCCATCCCGGCAAACTATGATGAAAGTGTACCTGATATTCGGAAGGCTTTTATTGCTCGACCCGGAAAAAAGATCGTTGCCATGGACTTTTCGGGGGAAGAATTGCGGGTGGCGGCGAACCTGTCCAGAGAGAAAAAATGGGTGGACGAATTTTTATACGGCTCTGCAGATCTCCATACTGCCACGGGTAAAGTTATCTTTAGGAAAGAAGAAATCACCAAAGCTGAACGTCAGGCTAGTAAGACCACCAACTTCCTGGTAATGTACGGTGGTGGCCCAAGGGGTCTTGCAGAGCAGGCAAAACTAAGTGAAAAAGAAGCAAAAAGAATCCTCACTGCTTTCTTCGAAGGTCTTCCTCAGTTAGATCGTTGGATCAAGAGGGAAAGAGCCCTGGCAAGGAAAAGGAAGTTTGCTCAAACGGAGTTCGGCCGAATCCGCCCGCTCCATATGTTTTATGATAGTGGAGATCGGGGTCTGGAAGCACATGCCGATAGATGTGCTACAAATTTTAAGATTCAGGGTGTTTGTGCGGACATTATGAAGACGGTGATGGTCCGTGTAGATAACTGGATTAAGGCCAACCATCTTGAAGATGAAATTAAGTTACTTCTCACGATGCATGATGAGTTGGTTTTTGAGATGCCTGCAGATAAGCTGGAGGAGTATATTCCTCCAATCAATAACATAATGTGCCTCAAAAATGTTCTTCAGGAAGAGCCCTTGAAATGGCCTGTCCCCCTTACGGTAGATGCTGAATACGGTGATAGCTGGCATGTTACCAATGATTTTTTCAAGGAGCATCCTGAGCTTAGAGATTCCGTGGCTCCTATTGAATTCCACGCTCCGACACAGGTCACGATCCCTCTGGTTGAAGAGGTAAAAGTAGAGGTTACTGCGGAAGTATCAGTAGAACAGCAAATAGACCCTAAACCTGAGGAGACACCACCCCCTTCAACTACCCTCGAACCGGTTATTGTTCCTGCTGGGACAGCAGACACTGACGGTAATTTGGACTATATCGTTCAGAGGACGGTCCCGAGCATCGTACGCCGGCTCAATGACATCATCCTGTTTTTGGACGAAGAAGCAGGATGTCCTGCCTACTCCGGGCCCAAGAAAACATTGAGGCTCTATAGCAAAGACGGGTCCTCCATGCTTATTTCTAATGTCAAGGTTTCTGCTGATGCTTTTGTTGGTTTGGCCCGGTATTTTGGCTTGTAGAGATAAAAAATATTGTGCCCTTGACTTGGTTTTCTACACCGATTATTTTGATGTTTCCGGTTTAGCCGACACATAAAGCGCGAACACATAAAGCTCGGCCGGAAAGACATAAAACAAAGGATCCACAATACAAAATAAGGGGTTCTACCATGCGTTACACACAAGATGTAGCGGAATTTTTCCGTTTCAATCATTCTGAAGTAAAACGGCTTGTTACTCGAATCTGCTATGATTTCAACATGCCCACCTATGTTGACGACGTAGTACAGAACCTGTACACGAAGTTTCTCACAAGAAAAACTCTGCAGAATTTCGACCCGAATTTTAAGGGGTGCCCTCAGATAAGCACTTACCTGTATCCGATCGTGCATAATATGGTTAAAAATATGCACAAAGAGAATGAGTTTCAGGTTGAAAATCACCGGTACAAAATTACTCGCTCTGACTATCCTTGGTACAATCAACAGGATGGCTACGACTACGAAGAGATTGAATTCGCGGTGAATCAAGAGGGGCTTGAAGTAAAATACGAAAATCGGCTTTATTCCAATTATGTCAATGAACAGGTTGACGGGTTAGAATGCGACCTAAATCTCTTCGAAAAGTATTTGAAGAAGATGAATCGCACCTACAAACTGAATCGTAGGAAATGCAAAGAAGTTGAATCAAATGGCCTAAGCCTCCTTGATGTTTTTAAGTTCATGCGTCAGGGCTACACTAATAGGGACATTGCTCTGAAATATGGAACCTCCGTTACCTTCATTACGGCCCTCAAGAACAAGATAAAAATCCTGCTGATTGAATATGGTATAGTCTACGGATCCCCTAAGAAGACTCGATTCTATCAAAAGATTTTTTCGGCAAGTTAAACATTTTCTCATTTTACCCCTACCATATCATGAAGGTTTATCTTTTCATGGTATGGTATTTTTTTTGATAAAAAATGAGATAGAATGAGTAAGTGGCTTATAATTCGACAGTTAGCCATGAGTGGCGACGTCAATAACGTTTATATTATTGAGGCTGAAACGGAGAACCAGGCCATAAATTCCATAGATGATGGGGGCGGGTTTGTGTCGATTGCGGTGAACTTGGACACGATTTCTTTGCCATATAAGGTCTATAAAACAATCAGATAGGAAAAAAATGATAACTACAGATATTATTGTTGTCCTTTATGGGGATCGGAAAGATTACGATCAACTCGTTGAGTCTATAAATAAAAACTGCACAGATTTTAACTTGATTACCCTGGATAATAATCAGAAAAATTTAGGGTTTACCAAAGCAAATAATGATGGGATCCTTAAAGGGTCAGCCCCTTATATTTGGTTATTGAACCAAGATGCTCAGGTTCTTCCAGGGGCCCAAGAAGCTTTAATTAAACGATTGAATTATAGTGAAAAGATAGGGATTGCCGGATCAATGCAAATCGATCAGGACAACCCTGATTTGATTCGTCATGGGGGAACCCTTAGGGCATTTCCAGCCGGGGCCCATAAGGGTGGTTACATATCCATGGGGCATTGCAGACTTCCGGAGAAGCAAACCTGGGTAAATTTTGCATCTGTTATGTTTAAACGCTCTATGGTACAACAAATAGGTCTTATGGATACCAATATGTTTTTGTTGTACTCAGACAGCGATTTTTGCTATTGGGCTCGTTATAGAGGTTTTGAGGTATGGTACGAGCCTGAATCAAAAGTAATCCATAGGCTGAATGCATCCAAAGGAATTACTGAGTGGCATAAGAAAGATATGGAGGCGTTCATGGATAAGTGGAATATCCGTCCGGCAGTCAACGGGTTTGAGTATGGTCGATTGTTTTCTAAATTGGATCAAAACCCGTGAAGCTCTGATTCTTGCATGAATTTTTTACTGAAAGGAGGGAGCAAATATGCTTCCAAATACTAAAATTGTCATAGGGAAGAATGGCTCTTCCCGTATTGAAGGCCAGGAAAAGACTGATCAGTGTTTCAAGCTTTCCGAACTCGGGAAGATGGCCGGCAAAGTAGTAAAAGACGAAGACAAAGAACACACCCCCGTCTATCAAGACGTACACCAAAGGAGCTAAAATCATGTCACGCAAAGTTGTAGTGCAGTTCGAAGTCAGAGACATGCTCATCTTGAAAGACACCCTCAATCAGATGGGGCATGTTTTTACGGAAGTAAATCAGGACGTTGTTGAAATCCACCGTTCATATCATCACATCAGTTTCAACGCGAAAACCGGAGAAGTTTCCTATGATGATACGAATACTTCGGAAGTTGATAAAATCAAACAGCAGTATATGGTCAACTTTTACAAAGACAGGGCCATCAAGGAAGGCATGCAGATCAGAGAGACCAAGATGGCCAATGGAGAGATAGAACTCCATATTACTCAATAAATTAAAGGCTACCTCAAAAACATAAAGGGTAGTCTGGAGAAGCAAAAAGATGAGGAACCAGTATGCTGAGTCTTGACAATTGTTTAGCCGCCAACAGGCCATGTATCTTTGTGGTCTGCGAAAGTGATGTAGAAGTCCTCCGATACTTAAATGATCGGTATAACAAAGGGAATTATTACGTCTATAGTACGACGTTGACCCGGGTGGTTAAACTGACCGATCTTGTTAAGACGAAGTTTTCTCCTCCCAATGGTAAAAGTGAATCAACTCTTGATGTCCTTAATGGGGTATTGACAAGGACCTTCCACGGTACGAACAATCATTTTGACACCTATGTTTTCCTGGATTGTGATAGCTATATAGGTGATCGCCAGATCGTTCGAAAAATAAAGGATATCCTCAGTCGATACCAATTGGATACTGATTTTACCGTCAACATGATCTTTTTATCGCAAACGGTCTGTGTTCCTTCACAACTGGAAAGGCTCAGTGAAGTTGTTTTTTATGATTTACCAAATGAAAATCAACTTAAGGAACAGTCCGACGCAGTCGTTGAAAAATTAGAGCTGAAAAATGAAGTACGGCCGTCTGATGAAGTTGTTAATAATCTGAAGGGGCTGACCTTATTTGAGGTTGAGCAGGCCTATCTGCAGAGCTGGCAGTTGCATCAACGAATTGATCTGGATTTTATCCGGGAATTCAAAAAATCATCCATTGCCAAAACAGATCTCCTCAGTTTAATGGAAACCAATATTAATTTCGATGATATTGGCGGGATGGATACTTTGAAGGCCTGGATAAAGAAGAGCTACGGGGGTTGGACAGTAAAGGGTAAAGAGTTTGGGTTGCCTATGATGAAAGGTCTGCTTTTAGTGGGCCTCCCCGGGTGCGGTAAAAGTTTATGTGCAAAAGCCCTTGGCAATCAATGGGGATTGCCCTTAGTTGCCTTTGACCCCAGTAGAGTATTCTCCAGTAGGGTAGGGGAAAGCGAGCATAATATCCGTAGGCTTTTGACTATAGTAGAAAATATTTCACCTTGTGTGCTCTTTATAGATGAAATTGAGAAGGGCTTTGCGGGATCGCAGTCCTCAACTTTTTCAGACTCTGGGGTGACCGCTCGTGTTATTGGGACCTTTTTGACGTGGATGCAGGATTGCATTAAGCCTGTGTTTACTATTGCAACCAGTAATAACATTCGATATTTACCACCGGAGATGATCCAACGATTTGATGAAACATTTTTCGTTAATCTGCCCCAACTGCAGGAATGCATTGATATTTTCAGGATTCATATTAAGAAGCTTCAGCGGGATCCTGAGAAAATAGATCTTGAAAGAATAGCAAAAGAAAGTAAAGATCTTTCTGGTCGGGAACTTGAACAGGTTCTTAGAGAATCTATGTACGATTCTTTTTTTCAGGACAAGGAATTATCTACGGAAGCTATTGTGAATGTTCTTAATAAGAAAACCAATCTACTTACAACAATGGCTGAGCAGTTAAAATATCTTCTTGATTGGGTAGGGTGGGACCCTATCCGTAAAGACGGCGTTCGAGCCCGTTTTGCTCACCCTAATGAAGAGGAGAATGTTTTAAGGATCAGGGATCAAATCGATAATTTGATTTCGGAAATCGAAAAGAGACCTCCTGGATGTTCCGATAAGTGATATGGGACGCTACGATTTTAATAAAAGAGCCTCAAAAAACAGAGGATAAACCTGAGAAGGTTTCATGACTTAGAAAGATATGTGAAAAAAATGGATATTAAAATTTCATTTTTTGCATCGAGGTCTACCTGGAGAATAATTGTTAGGAAGCAAGGAGATGAGGAACAAAATTGGGGCTATGCTCAGGTTGTCCCCTCTTCTGGGGGGGGGGGCACGGGTCTGTACCCTTGCTGTTGAGTATACAGACGTAGAAACAAAATTATTAGAAAGTAGTGCTGAAAATATCCGGATCCAATATGTGAAACCGGACAAGGCTCCTAAAGAGCCTAATGAAGACGTCCGGAAGCAGCTCCTTTTGATTGAGGCATCTAAAATTCAGAAAGAAGCCCAGGAGAAGGCCAATCAGGGCCAGTTTGGGGAAGCTCGGAATATTCTTAACAGTGGTATTAAGTTTGTTCAGGAGAATGGTTCCCTTATGGTCAATGCTGAACCGGTTATGGCCATGTTCCAGAACATGGTTACGAACTGTTCCGATTCTCATACATATCGAACTAAGGGTGTTAAAATGGCTATCTCTTACCGGTATGCAATGAGTACTGGAAGGAGTGCTTCAGCAGACATGCTTGGGGATATGTATTTGAGTGAAACTCAAGCTAACGTTCTAAAGGCCTTTACAGGGGCTACCGTTGATCCTAATGCTGTGTCAGGGTCTTTGAATAGTAGCTCCACGTCTTTTGTTTTATCTCCAGATCCTGATGATGAAGAACAAAAGAAAGCCTAATACTGTAAAAAAGGGGAGTATACCCTCCCCTTTTTGTAGCCACGACGGGCCTCCGAACCCCCTCAGCCCCTCTATTGTCTTGCTCGAAAAACAGGGAGATCTAAAAAGCCCTGTCTGGATGAGTGTGATAGGACTGATTATTATGAGTAGATATGATTTAGCTAATAATAAGACAAAAAAGAAAAAAGTATTCGTAGATGCTACTGATACTATCGTAAAGTATCTGCAGAATCATCAAAAATGTTCAGATGATATTGTTGGAGTTCAGACTCCAATTCGGGGTAAGTCCGTGCTTTTTCGAGGTCCTGGGGGCTATCAGGTTTCTGTCCCATTAAGATTTGTTTCTGTGCATCATTCTGAAACGTCCGCTGGAGAGTATGAGCTTCATTTAAAAATACCGGCCCCGGTAGCACACTCCTTATCCAAGGATATTATGAATGCTCAAGAAGATCCAAATGAAAGATTGAGGCTAAGTGGTATTAATACAGATGAGAGGAGCATGAGAAATAACTTTGAATGAGTTATCGAAGGACGTGAGCGACTTTATCATGAGAAGGGCACGAAGGATTTTAGAAAAAAGAAACGGTTTTTATGCTGTCTCTGATAAGTACATAACATTAATGCCTGCTGATTTTTACAGGTGGGTATATTCCCAAGGATATCTTTTTTTGGTTAAAAGAAAAGCATGGACCGTTACCAACAAATAATCAAAAAGGAAACGCTGAGACTGAAACCACAGGCGTACCAGTTCAGGACGTCTAATAGTATTATCAGGGTTTCCGAATATTTATTGAGATGTATGATAGATGGAGTAGCTTTTGATGCATACAACATAAACAGTGCCATATTAGACGGGGCCCTCATACGGGCATCTAAAATTTCCGGATGTCCTATTGTTGTTGGATCAGATACTCTGGAAAAAGCTCTGCGGATGACCTACGGGACTCGGAAAATTTATTCTCCAAAAACAATTCCCAGTTCAGTCTATCGTGTTATCTGCTATCATGATCTTGACAAAAAAGATATTGATGGAAAAGAAGTAGTGTTGAAAATTATCAGGAACAAACATGGAAATAGCTGACATTAAGAAGAACATAGAAAAGCTTCAGATTGAAACGCAAGCAATGAGGAATGACCCGTTGTTACAAGAAGAGTATGCGAAAAAGATACTGCAGTTGGTGAAACTGCGGAGAAGTTTGATTCGAAAAGGTAAGAAAAATCGATGAATAAATATGGTTTGAATGATGAACAATACTCAGCAATCACCTGCCCTTCACCTGTTTTTTGTACTGCATCTGCCGGTGCAGGTAAAACTAAAAGTCTCGTAGCCAAGATACATTACATCTTGGATTCAGCAGGAGCACGGCCTGAATCTATCCTTGCAATAACATTTACGAATAAAGCAGCCAATGAGATAAAGGAGCGTCTTAAGAAGTATACCGATGTCTCAAAAATGCAGGTTAGTACCATCCACAGCATGGCTGTCAGGATTATCAAGGCATTTATCCACAATACTTACCTGAAAATGCCCTTTACCATATATGATGATAGTGATCAACTATCCATCATAAAAACGATTGTGAAAGCTCGAGAACTCCCGGGCGACCCATATGAGTTTCTTGAAATGATTAGTCAATGCAAATCGGAGGATAGGATCCCGAGTGATGAGACTTATCTCGACGTGTTTAACCAATACCATGAGATACTCAGGACCAACAATGCCTGCGATTTTGACGATCTTTTGATTTTGTCAAGGAACTGCCTAAAAACTGAAGCCTGTCAAACTTACTTTTCCAGTAAATGGCAACATATTTTGGTAGATGAGGTCCAGGATACCAGTAAAATTCAATTTGAAATACTCACGCTTCTTTACACGGACAAAACAAAAACGATGTTCGTGATTGGCGATAGGGCCCAGTCGATTTATAGCTGGCGAGGAGCCTACCCTCAGAATATAGAGAAATTTGTTAAAGAATATAACGCTCATACAAGATACTTGACATATAACTATAGGTCATGCCCTGAGGTTATTTCAATTTCTAATGGATTCCAACAATTTGGTAAGCCCATGATTGCAAAATCGGGCATCATAGGTAAGGTGAGCCTGTCTGAGTTTGCCAGTCAGGAACAGGAAGCTGATCAGATCTCCCAGGCTATCATGAAAATGGGAAATTATAATGAAACGGCGGTGATCTACAGAATAAATACCCGATCACTGTTGTTTGAACAGACATTTTCTCGGTATCGGATACCCTATAAGGTTGTGAATAACCTGCCCTTCTTTCAAAGAAAAATATGTAAAGACTTGCTTTCTGCTTTAAAAGCTTCCAATAATGAAAAGGATCGAGAAAGTCTCTGTAGAATCATCAATAACCCAAAGCGGGGATTTGGTGATGCAAAGAAAGAGCAATTACTTTTACAGGGTCGAGAATATGTAGAAGGGATTGCTGAAGACATGCCTCAAATTAAAAACCTCTTAAGTCTTTTGAAGGATATTAAGGGGATGCCTCCAGCTCCTGCTTTGGAGGAGTATTTAAATCGTTCTGGGTATATGAATACAATAGAAAAAGATTCAGACCGCTATATGATAGCATCCCTTCGCGATGCTGTTGTGAATTATGATACTGTGGAAGAACTCATCCTGGCCAGCACTTTTCTTGAAAGAGATGCTGAGAATGGTGTGAATCTTATTACAGCCCATGGGAGCAAGGGATTGGAATTTGACAGAGTTTTTGTGGTGGGGATTGAGCATGAATTATGGCCCCACACGAATTCCGTGGATGTTGAAGAAGAACGAAGACTATTTTTCGTGGCTATAACTAGAGCAAAAAGATATCTTAATATCAGCTATTCTCGTAGCAAAATGTATCGAGGAACTTCAATACCAACTTCCCCAAGTGACCTGTACAGACAGGCCTTCCTTCAGGTATATGGTCGAGACTACTATTAAGAACCAAGTTAAGTAGCTCCAAATAACTGGGTTGTGAGTTAACCCCCTTTAAGATTTTGGTCAATAATCTTCTAATACGAAGGGCTAATAAAATTCCTTTCGACAAAGGGACATATTATGTCATTAAATTATTTCGACAGCACATCAGTATCGGATGGCACTGTTGCCTGGTCGACGATAAATCTGGGTAGTCTTGTAACTGCCATTCAAAATAAGGCTGCGGATACTTACTTTGACAGTACTTCGAAAATAGGTACTGTCTATGTGTATTATTTGCACCAGGATGGACGTCAACAAAAGAAGATTATTCATGATTCAACAGCTCACCAAGCCTATGTGTCATGGTCAACAAATGCTCGAGATGGTACTTGGGCAAAGGATCAGCTTAAGATCTTTGATAAAGACGGTGCTATAACTTATTTGTATCGGTCAGACATTGGAACCAGTGAAGATTTGACGCATTCTGGTGGTCAGACTACTCTTAACAATTCATAAGTGATAAAACATGGCCGTACTTGAAGAAATCATTGTTGATCACATTACGCTGACAGCTTCAGACGTTTATAATAAGTTCGTGATGCTTTCACGAACTCCTACTACGGCTGCAGAAGTGTCGCTTTCCACTGATGTCCCACAAGATTATGACTTGGATTATTGGGTAGACGGAAAAATGCTTCGATGGGAAGGAAAGCTCCTTGATACAGGCCCGGAGGCTGTTGAAGAGGGCGATGTTTTCCATATCATTTATTCTACAGAAAATGCGCTGAATCTATTTGAATTTCAGCCTCAACGGGATGATGTTCTGGTTACATCGACAATTAACATGGAAGCTTTACAAGAAAAAGTTGGTAGTGACCCTTATTATAACTCAGCTTCAAAGATAGACCGTGTTGATATAATGTACCTTCATGAAGATCTTCGGGAATCAAAAACAATTATTCATTTCGGTACTGATTTGAAAGGCAGGATTTCCTGGTCTCCGTACGCTCGTTCGGGACTGTGGAGAAAAATGCGTGTTCGTGTGAGAGATACGGATGGGGCCGTAACATGGCTATATCGCCAGCAAATTGGTGAAGAACAAGATCTTATACTTACCTAATCAATTTTTCTCTGATAATTTTCTACTAATACCACCGACTTCATATCGTATATGAAGTCGGTTTTTTTATTTGGAGCTGTAAACAATAATTCACGAGGTTCTTCGATGGCATGATTTAGAATCCTCTAATACATCTCATCGAGCCAGAATCCTAGTGGGACATATCCGTAAGAAGGCCTTTACTGGTCTTCTAATACGGCAAAAAACTGGGAGAAAAACGTGGCTAAGACAAAACGTCGTTGGATCCAACTGGATTTCAACAACCCTGATGCACTTCGTGCGGAAGACATTCCGTATGATGCAACGAAAAGTGTTAGAGATGCTATTGATGGTGGGCTAATAGGTCCTACTGGAATTATTGGTCCTACCGGAAGTTACGGCCCTACAGGTCCAACTGGATTAGTAGGCCCAACTGGATTTATTGGGGAAGAAGGACCAAAAGGAGACCCTGGAGCCACTGGTGCTACCGGGCCTGCTGGCCCTCCAGGAGCACCTACCGGCCCTACAGGAGATGTTGGTCCTACCGGCCCTGCCGGTCCCCCAGGAGCACCCACCGGTCCAACCGGGCCCACAGGTAATGTTGGAAATATAGGCCCCACGGGTATGACCGGTATAGGTGGGACTGGGCCTACTGGAATAACTGGGCCTACAGGGTCAACTGGACCACAGGGAATTGTTGGACCAACAGGTGTCCCCTCTCCCAGCATTATACCAAGTGTCTTTTCTACATTGGCCGCTAACGTAGATGCCACTGATGTTAATTTTGCGACAATTCCTTACCTCTCTACTAACTTAGTCCTTGATTCTTCATCATATATCTTCGCTACATTATCACTGGATGCTACCGGAGTAGGTGCAGGTTCTTATCCTACAGGGGCTTACAGAATTATTATCGGAGATTCTACTGGAACAGCTCTAAAAAAGTTCTATCTACCTGATGACGTTGCCGTAGCTACCGTTACTCACCGAGCCGGACCTTTTCCTGATGGTACATATGCAATACGTGGGCAGGTTGCAAAAATAACTGGTCAGCAGAGGATCAGGATAAGTGATGCCCAATTATATGCACAAGCTCTCCGGGGTGGTAAGGGAGATCCAGGTAATACTGGTTCTGTAGGGCCTGCAGGGCCTACAGGAGCAGGCTACACTGGATCAACTGGGCCTACAGGTCCTACGGGGACTTTTGGACCTACAGGACCTACCGGGGCAGGGGTTGCAGGATCAACCGGAGCCACTGGAAGAACAGGGTCTACTGGGCCTACAGGAGCGGGGGTTACCGGAGCCACTGGAAGAACAGGGTCTACTGGGCCTACAGGAGCGGGGGTTACCGGCCCTACAGGGTCTTTAGGTCCAACGGGACCGACAGGTTTTGCTGTTCTTAGTCCGATGCCAAGTAGCTATGTGACCTTGGATGGGACTTCGCAACTTTCTGGAAGTTCAACATTTGCGAATATCCCTGGTTTATCGACTCCTATTGTTGTTGATGCAAGTGGTTCATATATATACGTTTCAATGGCAGTGCAGTCAGACAGCACAGGTCTACCTTTATGGAGTTATCCGACAGCAGCCTTCCGAGTCGTTGTAGGAGACTCCTCAAGTACTGAGTTAAGAAGATTCATCCAAAGCGATGATGATATAGAAGTTACGAATATAGAATTCAGAGCGGGGCCTTTATCTGACGGCACTTATACTGTAAATGGTCAGTTCCGGCGTATTGATGGTGATAGGTATGTTCGAGTAGAGCGTGGTCAGCTATATGTTCAGGCACTTGAAGGCAGTGCAGGACCAACCGGTGTTACTGGTTCCAGAGGATTAACAGGACCGACGGGGGTTGGGTTAACGGGACCTACTGGGGCTACCGGACCAACAGGGGTAGGTATACCCGGTCCTACAGGATTAACTGGTTTTGGGGCAACGGGAAGGACAGGGCCTACAGGGGGATTAGGTCTAACTGGCCCTACCGGGCCGGCGGGTCCTCCAGGAGCACCCACTGGTCCAACGGGTCCTACAGGGTACATGCCTGTAACACCAATCCCAAGTGATTACAAATACTTTGATACAACGAGAGTAACAGACAGTACGGTGTTTGTTGACATCTTAGGATTAGATTCAACAGTTGTTCTTAAGAATCATGGTTATATCTATGCGTCAATGTCTCTTCAATCGGATAGTACAGGGACACAGCCTACATATCCTGATGCAGGATTTAGGATCCTTATTGATTCTACAGCAAGCAATGAGCTTATCAGATTTATCAGATCTGATGATGACGTAGAAATAGCCCATGTTGAACATCGAGCAGGACCCTTTACTGACGGTACTTATGTTATAAAGGGACAATTCAGAAAAGCTAATATAGGTGGATCCGGTTTATATAAGTCCGTTAGATTAGTTGCTGGTCAGCTATTCTCAGAGGGTCTTGTCAGCACAGGTTATACCGGCCCAACGGGTCCTTTGGGGCCGACCGGACCTATAGGTCCTATTGGCCCCACGGGGGATTTTGGGCCGACCGGACCAGAGGGTCCAACAGGCACAGCTCTACCCAGTTTAATGCCAAGTGATTTTGCAACGGTATCAACTTCATTTTCAACAGATAGCTCAGTCTTTGTAGATATTCCAGGGTTGACGACCACAGTTACTCTGGATATTGATACCCATATATTTGCGAATATGGCCTTTGAAGCAGCCAGCGTGGGGACTGGTGACTATGCTACTGGTGGTTACAGAATAATTGTTAAGGATTCTTTTGGATCTACCGTTTCTACTGGAGCAGAACTTCAGAAGTTTATTCTTTCCAATGATGATATCCACATTGGATCTACCGAACATCGTTCGGGATTACTCCCCGCTGGAACCTACACAGTTCTTGGACAAACAAGAAAAGTTGCTGGGCAAAAAACTCCCAGGGTTATGGATGCTCAGCTCTATGCACAAGGTAACCAAGGTGCAGTAGGTCCAACTGGTCCTGGATTTACCGGCTCTATCGGCCCTACGGGTGCAACTGGACCAATAGGTCTTCAGGGCGCAACTGGGATACAGGGTTTAACAGGGATTCAGGGCAAGGATGGTTGGACAGGGGTTCAGGGAGAGACTGGAGTTCAAGGGGCAACTGGAATATCTGGTGAGACCGGTATTCAAGGTCCTCCAGGATCAGCTACTGGATTCCAGGGAATAACTGGAGTACAAGGTCTTACCGGCATTACTTATGGCGCTACCGGAATTCAGGGCGCTACCGGAATAAGAGGGATCACAGGTATTCAAGGAGTTACCGGACGTCAAGGTCAGACTGGGGTTCAGGGAAGAACTGGAATCCAAGGTCCTTCGGGTAGCACAGGAATTCAGGGTGTTACTGGACGTCAAGGACAGACTGGGTCACAGGGATTTACAGGAATTCAAGGTCAAACGGGTCTTGTAGGATCAACAGGTCTTATGGGACCAACAGGAATCCAGGGTCAGACAGGAGTAGAAGGTCAAACCGGAGTCCAGGGCCAGACCGGACTAAGAGGTCCGACAGGTATTTATGGTCCAACAGGAATTCAAGGAGAGACAGGTCCCCAGGGTTCTACTGGAATAGGTGCAACCGGAATTCAAGGTCAGACAGGTATCCAGGGCCCAGCAGGTATCCAAGGATCCACTGGCTCATTTGGTCAGACAGGTCTGAAGGGCCCAACAGGTGCCCAAGGTATTACCGGAGCTGGGATACAAGGTTTTACGGGCTCATCTGGTCAGACAGGTTTGAATGGTCCGACTGGTGCCCAAGGTATTACCGGAGTTGGGATAACAGGACCTCAGGGTATTACAGGTCCTGCGGGGGTTACGGGTCCTGCAGGTGGCCCATCTGGAGCTACTGGACCGCAGGGTATGACAGGAGCCTCTGGAGGCCCTACAGGCCCAACGGGTATACAGGGCCAGACTGGTTCTCAGGGAGTTACCGGTATAGCCGGTGGTGGAACTGGGATCCAAGGTCAAACGGGTCTTCAGGGCGTCACGGGTATTTCGGGTGGGGGCACGGGACTACAAGGACAAACTGGTCCGCAAGGTATCCAGGGTATAACCGGAATATCTGGTGGCGGTACAGGACCTCAAGGCCAGACTGGCCTTCAGGGACAAACTGGCCTTCAGGGACAAACTGGATCTCAAGGTGTCACTGGGATATCAGGAGGGGGCACAGGACCCCAAGGTCAGACGGGTGCTCAGGGACAAACTGGTTTGCAAGGTATCCAGGGTATAACTGGGATATCTGGTGGTGGTACCGGACTTCAAGGACAGACTGGTCTTCAGGGAGTTACCGGTATAGCCGGTGGTGGAACTGGAATACAGGGACAAACTGGTTTACAAGGTCTCCAAGGTGTTACTGGGATTTCCGGAGGAGGCACAGGTCTTCAGGGCCAAACTGGAGTATCCGGTCAAACTGGAATCCAGGGCATTCAGGGTGTCACCGGTATGGCAGGTAGTGGCACAGGGGTACAGGGAGAAACTGGAATTCAAGGTCAGACTGGAGTACCCGGTATCCAGGGTACTACGGGTCTTATAGGTCAAACTGGAGTCCCCGGGATTACAGGTCTTCAGGGCCAGACTGGTTCTCCAGGGGTTACAGGTCTTCAGGGCCAGACTGGTTCTCCAGGGGTTACGGGTATTCAGGGCCAAACCGGGGTTCAGGGAGATACAGGAAATCAAGGAATCACGGGTGTTCAAGGAGCCACAGGATTTGGATCTACTGGAATCCAGGGCCAGACAGGTATAGCGGGATCTCAGGGTAGTACTGGACTACAAGGATCTACCGGACCATCTGGTAGTATGGGCCCAACAGATTTCAGTATGATGATAAGTAGATATGCTATGGTGACAGACGCAACGAAGGAAGTTTGGGCGGTTTCTGCTTCTACTGCATACTCGAGTCTCGTTTGGGATCGAACTGGGACTAGTCTGACTATGTATCGGACGGGTCATGGTCACGTTTCAGGGAACCGTGTAATAGTTCGAAACACCAACCTTGAATACCAAGTGGCTACCATAGACTCTACTACTGCCAATTCTTTCAGTATCACAACGACCAATGTTGATGGGACTTCTGGAGGTTTGGGAGCATATAGTCTTGGGTTTACATATGCACACACTGGTAGTCCTATTACAGGGGGAACATTGTCGGCACCAAGTGGGGATCATGCTGATTGTCAGCTTATTTCTATGAAATTGAATACAGGTGTCAGGTTAAGTACTACCTATGATTTTGTTGTACCTGCCAGTGCTCTTAATGGTGCTGGTTCTAACACATACTTTGGAGACTGCTATCCGCCTGATGTGAATGCAAGAGCCTTCAATGATACCATGACGGCAATTGGAGCCACTATAGCAGTAAATAACGGAGGATCAGGGTACTCAACCTTTAGATTTGGTAACTTGGCATCCAGTCCGGTCATGTTATTATTGCATTTCTAAGTGCAAGGATAAAAAATTATGGCGAGAATGATAAATGGGACGCTGTTTGTAACATCTTTTGATCCTACTGGAAATCCTGGTGAGTATACTTTCACTAATGCAGTATATGATAACCAGGCTGATGCCACAGGACAGGGAGCCAATGATGTACAGGTAGGGTTTATAATTTATATCCCTGCATTAGATCCCTTTACTTTTGTACCTGTGCCAGGTATTTCCCATCGCTATAAAATTACAGCGATAAGTTATCAGGATTTTACAAATCTTTCTGCAACGATCCTCTGGGATGAAGATGGATCAGAGATAGATGTCCCTCAAAATGCATCTTACTCAATAATTGCAGAAGACACTCCAAATCTTCATCTTGGGCTAATACCTTCCAGGGATGTCTATGCTAATCTTGAGGGAGGAATGTCCGAGAACGCCCACGATAATGATCTCCTTCGTATTGTTGACAAACTTGGAGTAACCGGACCACAAGGGTTGACTGGTATTCAAGGTGGTACGGGACTGATGGGTCCAACTGGGGTTCAGGGAGTTACAGGAATACTCGGGATAGATGGCGTTACGGGAGTACAGGGTGCCACTGGTATCCAGGGTGTTACTGGTATAATGGGCATAGATGGGGAAACTGGGGTCCAAGGAGCAACGGGCATCCAAGGGCAAACAGGGATACAAGGACCTACAGGAGCTCAAGGTATCACAGGTGGTGTTGGGATCTATTGGGCATCAGAGCTTCCTTTAGGAACACCTCCCGATGGGACTTATGCTGATGGAATTTTTCCTTGGGTTAATACAACAATGACAGCTGTGGCTTTAGATGATGTTAATGAATTACTGTTGGCCATTTCTCCTGCTCCCCCAGGAGCTTTGAATGGTTCATTGGTCTTAAGTAATACTACTAAATACAATGCAATTCTTCCTACCGGTTTGAGTAGTGCTTGGTATCAAGATAGTTCTGTAGCTGGAAATATTATAGCCGATTATGTGGTTGACAACACATACAATCTTGCTAATGCGTCCCCGACAACTACCTTCAAATGTGGCTCTATCTTTGGTGGGGATGAGGGAACCGTCTACCATGTTCTGGATGGGACTAACGATTCTTCTCGAGGTGTTTTATCTGGCGTTGGTACTTCTGGAAATATTCAAATCACCTCTATTGCTACCTATAATTCTATCTGGAGGAAGGCTAACGCTCAAATCAATTATACCCAGACAACGGAAGGGTATAAAAAACATGCGATGAGATACCAGACTACAAGCGTTAACCAACTGACTAATAACACAAAATTCTGGTATGATGATGTTAATGGGACTCCAGGTTTTCCCTCTGATTCTACAATAACTCAAAGTGTTTTAAGCAGTACTCGGTATTTATCCGGGATCAGGTACTACTATACTGGTGATACTTTTGATATGACCAGTTCAATAACCAATATTGCAAAAAAATGTATACGACCGACAAACCCTGTCTCCTACAGTATGCCTGGTCTTGCTTTAGTAAATCTTGCAATTTCAGGGGCGAGTTTTGCTTGGGATGGGACATATAATTTTTCCATTAACGATGCTTTAGACACTGCTAATGTTTATAGTATCGATGCTCGCCTTACGATAACCGGGACAAAACCTGCAGGAACAACAGCCAATAAGCTCACTCTTTCTGAAAACCGTCTTGTTAACACTTATTCTCCGACATACAGTACCAATGGGGATATCACGATGTTTGATGAGCGGTATCGGTGGAAGTTGTCAAATGATTTTTCTTTAATCCCATCAAACTATAGTAACCCTACAGGGGATTGGACAAGTTCTGATCTTTTGTCGAGTGGGGACGGTCAGCTCTATAATTCGACATGGTATTATCCAAGTATCAATTATACGACAGGGTATCTGCCGGCACAGAATCCTGGTGCAAACTACTCTGGATTTTCTGGAGAACAAGTTGTGGTTTGGGCCACAAATATCGGTGTAGCTCATTCCAGTATGAGGATTGTTTTTACTGGGATTAACTATACGGATATTTCGGCTGATGGGAGTGGAAATCTAAATCTCGAGATAAGATTACCAAATGAGACTGGATGGTTGGATTGTGGAAGAAGTTTTGGTGATGGTAATGGTTGCAGAAATGATGGTGGATCCAGTGGTACTACACTGGCCATCACGTTTGGAACATATACATCGACGGATTCCAGTGGAGTGGTCTTTGTTAAGACTACACTAAGAAATAGCTCCGCTGCCAAGGCTTCAAGAATGGTAATTAGCGGAACATAAACGGAGATAAGCATGTCTTGGTCAAAAGAAGATCTATCATTCAAAACCTTACTAAATAAGAGGGTTACCTCTTCCGGTAAGGCTTTTTACGAAGAGTTCGGGGATGACAGCTTTAACGCACATCTTGACCATTTGTGGACAGATGGTCTTCCGAATGACCCTGCTCAAGCTGTGTCCCAAGGTGTAGCGGAACAACGCACGATGTTTGTGATGACCGAAGACACTTCGGTTGGAAGCCAGCAGTGCTATTATGCCTATGAGTCAGGATCCCGTCTTCATGATTGGATTAGCGATAAGTACGGGGCTGGTTATGCTATCCATTTATACCAAAATAATGGTACAGAGATTTTCCCCACGGATGCTTGCAATTGGTACTTCAATTATCAGACAGGTATTCTGATTTTTAATGGAAGCACCACATCTTTTACCAAACCTTTCAAAATTTCTGGATATCGATATATTGGAAAAAAAGGTATAACCGGGATTCAGGGTATAACCGGATCTCAAGGCTATACAGGAATGCAGGGCAGTACTGGTGTTTATGGGGCAACTGGAATTCAGGGTGCTACCGGATATGTTGGAAATACTGGTGTCCAGGGTCAGACAGGACCTGTTGGGTTTACAGGGACACAAGGTGCTACAGGGATTCAGGGAGGCATAGGAATCCAAGGAGAAACCGGGATCCAGGGTCAGACAGGACCTGTTGGGTTTACAGGGACACAAGGTGCTACAGGGATTCAGGGAGGCACAGGAATCCAAGGAGAAACCGGGATCCAGGGTCAGACGGGCATCCAGGGAAATACGGGCATTCAGGGTCAGACCGGGATTCAGGGTGTAACAGGAATACAAGGCCAAACCGGGATTCAAGGTCAGACTGGTGTTCAAGGAACCACTGGGATTCAAGGTCAGACTGGGATTCAAGGTCAGACTGGGATTCAAGGTCAGACTGGGATTCAAGGTCAGACTGGGATTCAAGGTCAGACTGGTATTCAGGGGACCACAGGTATCCGTGGTGAGACGGGGATTCAGGGAGAAACCGGAGTTCGAGGGGAAACAGGCATTCAGGGTCAGACTGGGATACAAGGGACCACCGGGATTCAAGGACAGACTGGGATTCAGGGGGTAACCGGTATACAGGGGCAGACAGGAATTCAAGGGACTACTGGTATTCAGGGTGATACTGGAATACAAGGGATCCAAGGAGAAACCGGGATTCAGGGGGTAACCGGTATCCAAGGTGAAACCGGTATTCAGGGTCAAACTGGGGTTAGAGGTGAAACGGGGATCCAAGGGACTACTGGTATCCAAGGAACTACAGGGGTTCAGGGAACCACAGGAATCCAAGGAAATACTGGCATACAAGGGGTAACCGGAGTTCGAGGTGAAACTGGAATTCAAGGCACCACTGGAATACAGGGAGAAACTGGAATCCAGGGACAGACTGGAGTACAAGGCCAGACTGGAATCCAAGGAAACACAGGAATTCAGGGACAGACTGGAGTACAAGGTCAAACTGGGATTCAGGGGAATACTGGAATTCAAGGGGTTCAGGGAGAGACCGGGATTCAAGGTACAACAGGTGTTCGTGGGGAAACTGGTATCCAAGGGACCACAGGAATTCAAGGCCAAACAGGGATCCAAGGAAACACCGGCATTCAAGGGGAAACTGGGATTCAAGGACAGACGGGAATTCAGGGTCAGACTGGCATACAAGGTCAGACTGGTATCCAGGGCAACACCGGTATTCAAGGCCAGACAGGGGTACAAGGGGCCACAGGCATACAGGGACAAACTGGGATTCAAGGTCAGACTGGTATCCAAGGAGAAACTGGCATTCAGGGTGATACCGGAATTCAGGGAACCACTGGGATTCAAGGACAGACTGGGATTCAGGGTACTACCGGAGTCCGCGGAGAAACTGGAATCCAAGGTCAAACAGGTGTCCGTGGAGAAACCGGGATGCAGGGCACTACTGGTATTCAGGGTCAGACTGGTATTCAGGGTCAGACTGGCATCCAAGGGACCACAGGGGTTCAGGGAAATACAGGCATCCAAGGTAACACAGGCATACAGGGAGAAACTGGCATCCAGGGAAATACTGGCATCCAGGGAAATACTGGAATTCAAGGTATTCAGGGTGATACCGGAATTCAAGGTATTCAGGGTGATACCGGAATTCAAGGCACTACCGGAATTCAAGGCACTACCGGAATTCAAGGCACTACCGGAGTTAGAGGAGAGACTGGAATACAGGGAAAAACCGGAATACAGGGATCCACTGGAGTCCGTGGTGAAACAGGAATACAGGGAGATACTGGGATCCAAGGGAATACAGGGATCCAGGGAGATACTGGTATTCAAGGGATTCAGGGAGATACTGGTATTCAGGGTGAGACAGGAATCCAAGGGAACACCGGCATCCAAGGCCAGACTGGTGTTATGGGTGAAGAGGGCCCTAAGGGAGATCAGGGTGTGACAGGCATCAGAGGCTTAACGGGTATTCAGGGGACAACTGGGGTACGTGGAGAAACTGGGATTCAAGGGAATACTGGGATTCAAGGTGAAACCGGGGTTCAGGGCAATACAGGTATTCAGGGGGCTACGGGAATCCAAGGTACTACAGGCATTCAGGGCCAGACCGGAATTCAAGGTACAACAGGCATTCAAGGTCAAACTGGGATTCAGGGAATTCAAGGAGAAACTGGAATTCAGGGAACTACTGGGATCCAAGGTGAAACTGGAATTCAGGGGAATACAGGAATTCAAGGTACCACCGGAATCCAAGGTACCACTGGTATTCAGGGCCAGACCGGAATACAGGGAGTGACCGGGATCCAAGGAGAAACAGGAATCCAAGGAACCACTGGGATCCAAGGGCAAACAGGCATTCAAGGAGAGACCGGAATACAAGGTACTACTGGAATTCGGGGTAACACCGGCATCCAGGGAGAAACGGGCATCCAGGGAACTACTGGGATT